GTAATGACAATATAGAGCTATTAGATAAAATGTTTAATACTTATGTGAGATTATGCAGTAAATATCATGTATTACCAACCCTAGAAGTATTTAGCTTTTTAGTTGGGATTAATCGTACAACGTTTACTGACTGGATGAATGGAGTGTATAGAACAAACTCTTCACATGGTGACACGGCTAAAAAATGGTTTGATATTTGCAAAAACTGTGCAATTAATAGACTACATAACCAGACCGGAACAAATGCGAATTTGATATTTGTTGCAAAAGCCGCCTATGGCATGGCAGAAACTGCACCAGTACAAGCAGCGCAACAGTACGGCGTACCACAGCAGACCGCGCAGCAGATCGCAGAGAAGCACAAAGCCGCTTTGCAGCTTCCAGAGATGGAAAAGCCGGAGTTATAACAGTAAAAATACTATATATTGTGATTGCGAGAAAATGGATTCTATATCTAGCAATACGCAATGTACAAATAGGGTACACCCTAAAAAGACATTTCATAAAACATTGTTTTTTGTGCAATATTACAACGGATTTTGTATAGCATTCCCTTGACTACTGCCGAAGGCCTACGATAAACAGCGACCAGGCAAGGGCAGCGGGTCCCATGGGGCGGAGGGCTGACTTGCCAGCGTCCGCACTGGATGACCGGGAGGGGGTATATATAAAACCCCAGTCAGCGGTAGTTACCACCAAAACCGCCCGAAAAAACAAAAAAGCTCTCCTTAACATGGCAGGGATAGTGATTCGAACACGACAAGCAGTAAGCCTTAACTGTTTCTCTGCCAATACAAAATAAGGCAATACCAAGAAAGGCAGGTATAACGAATGAACGATATGATGATTTTTAGCAATCCAGAATTTGGGAATGTAAGAACCACTGAAATAAACGGGACAATTTATTTTGCGGGAACAGATGTAGCAAAAGCACTTGGTTACTCAAAACCGCAAGATGCAATTTCAAGGCATTGTAGACACTCCGTGAAACATGGAGTAACCGTAACAGTGTCTAATCAATATACTCAGTCTGGAACAAAAGTAGTAGAAATGAGTTTTATTCCAGAAAGTGATTTGTACCGTTTGATTATGAGAAGCCAACTTGAATCAGCAGAAAAATTTGAAGAATGGGTTACAGCAGATGTTCTTCCATCTATCCGTAAAACCGGAAAATACGAGATGGTTCATAAACAGGACTCTTACCAGATTAGTGATCCGATAAAGCGTGCCGAGAGATGGATTGAAGAGCAGCGAGAGAAACAGTTACTTGAACAGAAAGTACAGGAACAGAAACCTAAAGCTGATTATTTCGACAGTCTGATAGATAATAGGCTCCTTACAACTTTTCGAGATGCAGCAAAGGAATTCCATATCCCACCTAAAGCGTTTACTAAGTGGCTTACGGAAAATGGTTATATTTACCGTGATCGGCACAATATTATTAAACCCTATGAACCGTATAGGAAAGCCGGACTTTTCCAGATGAAAGATTTTTCAACACCGTTTGGCTATTCAAACGTCCAGACATACATAACCGTAAAAGGAAAAGAGACATTCAGACTGTTGCTGCAAGGCCAGGGGTTGATTAGAAAGTAAAAAAAGAGAACCATTAAGGCTCTCTTTTCAGATCATCAGTCGTCAATTTGATTGAGACATCTGGTTTAGGTTCAATTATTAGTTGACATTCCAAAAAATCAAGAATCTGAATCAACTCATCAGCAGATATACTTCCTCTTGAGAATTTATTTGCAAGTGATTGCGGAAGCATACCAAGATGCTGAGCCAACTGAACGCTAGTTACTTTTTTCATTTTCATTATTTGCTTTATTTTATCAGAAACCATATAAATACCTCCTGTTGACATTATCATAATCAAAATCGTTTAAATAGTCAATAAAAATACTCATAAATGTGTATAATGTACTTGCAAATATAATTGAAAAAGTGTATAATCAACCTATAAACAAACGGGAGTGATTATATATGAAGATAGGATATGTAAGAGTTTCGACAGTAGATCAGAACGAAGCAAGACAGATTGAAGCAATGAAAACAGATGGTGTTGAAAAAATTTATATGGATAAAAAATCTGGGAAAGACTTCAATCGTCCAGAGTATCAGAAAATGATTGCTTCTCTTCAAAAAGGTGACATTCTGGTAATCCATTCGATTGACCGACTTGGAAGAAACTACGAAGAGATTATTGCTGAATGGAGAAAAATCACAAAAGAGATTGAAGCGGATATTATTGTACAGGATATGCCGTTGCTTAATACTACGCAGAACAAAGACTTGACAGGAACACTGATCGCAGACATAGTTTTGCAGCTTCTCTCATATGTAGCACAAAGAGAAAGAGAAAATATTCGGCAGCGTCAAAAAGAAGGTATTGCAATTGCAAAAGCCCAGGGCAAATATAAAGGCCGTGCCAAAAAAGAGATAGATAAGGAACTTTTTAAAGAAACTAAACGTAGCTGGCAAAGAGGGGAAATAACTAAAGTGCAATTTGCCGAGATTATGGGAGTTTCAAGAAGCAAGCTATATAAACTTTTAGAGGGGGATAAAAATGATTGATTTCACAAATAAGTGCATTGTTACAGAAAACAATGTTGAATCAGAACAGTTGCTTAAAAAAGCAATAGCTCAAGGATTCAACTTGCCAAAAGGCCAAAAAGCAATGGAATCGAATAGATATTTTCATTTTATTGGAAGTCCATATAAACATGTTGTGGCTTCTTGCGGAGTAAGTTTGAGCGACCTCAACAAGGCGGTTAGATATTCGGAGTTGTTTGGTGATGAGCAAGAAGAGCTAAGAAAAATTGTTAATTCAGCTGCAAGATGGTGCCGGGCATATGGATATGAACATTTGAATGTATATGCAAACGAAGAGCTTGAAAGTTATACCGGAAAGGCAATCGCAAAGACAACAGACAACATCATACAGCGTGTTGATGTTGAAATAAAGAAACCACGTAAACTGACTGTTTCAGAGTTGGAAGCATACTTAGGATATCCAATTGAAATTGTAAGTTGAGGTAAATGCTCATGAAACCAAACCCACAATCCGAATCCATCCGCATCCGATTTTCCGAAAAACAGAAAAAAAGGCTCCTGGAAGAGAAGAACCGGACGGACAGGAGTGTATCGGATATTGTAAGACAGGCAGTTGATGAATATTTCGGGAGGAAAAGACGTGCTTAAATTTTTTTCAAAAAATAAAAAAGGCGTTTCAGTTCCAGAAGAATACGAAAAGAAATTCCCGAATGCAGATACCAAACGCATAAGGAAAGACAATATAGTTGTTCATTCGAGTGGAATATGTGCAGATGGGAAATTGGTTTTCAGCATTTACAGTTATCAATGGCTATAGAGAAGAGAACCAAGAAGAAAATACAATAACAACGTGGGTACATATTGCTTATGGCTCTTTGCAAGTTGAAGACAAAGAAAATATAAAGATATTATTGGGAAGGAAAGACATTGACCTTTACAAGAAATATTTTGGGGAGGTGGAAGAAGGATAATGAATTGTTTTTTATACAGTATCGGGAATGATGTTCGTTCGTGTGAAAAAGAAGAGTATATTCCAAGATGTGCTACTGGATTACTTAAAGTACAAAACGGAGAAGTATTTTCAAAGGAAAACGGAGAATGGAAAAAGTTATCCATGCTATACGCACCAATAAGTGATAACAAGGATAGTATTCCCGAATCTCCCATTGATGTAGCCTCTATGCTTATCAATGCCACAGTAACTAACGAACTACCGACTGAGAAAATTCCACTGTCTCCGTTATTGGAGCATAAAACATGGGAAATTCCAAAATACGACATTCTACAGTTGGAAGAGATTGCGAAACACCTTCTTCTCTACTGTGAAACTAAAAGAAAGGGGTACAAAGATGCCGATAGTGAAAATCACAAACCCCAACCCTTATGATTGGCTTGGTACAAAATGCTTTATTGATGGAAATGAAGTTCCAAGAGTGAAATCAGTAAATTTTCATACCGCAGTAGATGAAATACCAGTGGTTGAATTTAAAATGATGGCTGTTCCAGACATTGAGATGGAGTGCTTGGCACAAATCAGTGTCACTTCTCAATCAATTACTGATGCAATTTGTGTTTTAAGGCACGAACTGTTACAGCATGGAGAAATTTACAATGGTTTCAAATCAAGCCTAAAATCGGCTTTAGAATCCTACAATTACTGTGGAATGCCATTTGAGCCAGAGGAAGAGATTGCAGAAAAAATTCTGGACTTCTTAATCGGGGAGGAAAAAGACAATGAATGCACTTAATGTAATCGGAACAGCTGTAAATCTTGCATTTTTTGTTCTGGTTCTAGCCGGCACTTTAGCAATACTGGACGAAGAAGGAAAGACAAGCGTAATACAGATTTTATTCTGTATTTGTTTAGAAATATGTTTTGCACTGAATATTTTCTTAATTTGCACGAGGTGACAAATGTATTTACCAATTCCAATTGGAATTATCCCGATTGATTTAATCGAAAGGGTTAAATTCATAAAAGCGCCGCTTCGACTTAATCCATGTAGGCTCGGAAAAGCCTATGAAAGTGATAAGTCGAGGCATCCAGAGTAGTGTAAGTGCTAATTACTTATTATATTAATTACATAAACTTATATATCACGACTTCCCCGGTCTTAATGGTGCGCCGGGGTTGATGGGCTATCGCCAAGAGGTAAGGCACAGCACTTTGACTGCTGCATTCGCTGGTTCGAATCCAGCTAGCCCAGTTTGCAATATTTATCATATTGCAAATATTTTTCTTTTTCATACAACTTTCGCTTCGGCCTTCTAGCCCAACGGGGCTGATTAAAGGGGCTTCAAATGTCCCGGAAGACTTTCTGAAATCCAAAAGCGTTTCAGAAAACCTTTGTTGCAGCTGGCGGTCAAGAACTGCAACAGTGCCGGATTGTTTGTCATGGCGGTCAAATAATTCGGTATCTTAGGAAGCTTAGTTCAGCGGTAAGAGCAACGGCCTCATAAGCCGTAAGTCCTGGGTCCGAATCCCAGAGCTTCCATTTCTTCTAAATGCCATTCATCCGTAATATGGGTGGAAAAAACTTCCAGTTGAGCGTGTGGATTAGGTAAATTTATAGGTGCGATACGGCGTAGCCTAAATGGATCTGATTTCCCGGCTGGTATATCTCGGAGTTAAAAACATTAACGCAGCGCACGTTAATAAAAGGAGTTTTCAAGAGATGCCGTTCAAAGACGCATAAAAATATCCAGTGAATCTACAGCACTAAAACTTGTAGATAGTGGAAAGCATAACACGATAAACCTATTGCTAACCCGGTTTTTCCGGGTTCCGGCAGGATAGAGAAGTGGAATCTCGCAAGGCTCATATCCTTGAGAACGGCGGTTCGAATCCGTCTCCTGCAATTCCATCTACCAGGTGTAGATAGGATATCTTACTTTAGCATAGCTATTGTTAGTTCTTGCACATAAATGCGGATGCGTTTGTGTGCATTCGTGCAGGCATATAGACGCAACTCACTAGCGATCTTGTGCAAAAACTTTTTAGAGAGATAAGACCAATGCCCGTGAGGAGTGGTAGTCGGGGATTCTAAAAAAATCATCTAGTTTAGCGTTTTATGATGAAAAAAGAAACATAGCTCAGTGGTAGAGCAATGATATTGAATATCATGTGACACAGGTTCGATTCCTGTTGTTTCTATCTGGCAAATTGCCATTGCCAGAAGTTACATTTCCCCCTTAAAGTTCCAGTGTTTCTCGTTGGGAGATTTATGCTGTTCAAGTCGGCACACTGGATTTTTCTAAATTGAGGTAATTTATGAACGAAAAAAGTTGCAAGAATTGCAGAAAACATGATAACTTCACATGTGTTTGCTTCAATGGTGATAGCAAACATTGTGCAGACTTTACGGGATCAGAGTTTTGTTGCGAGTTTTGGGAGGGAAAAGAAGATGGAAAACAAGATGGAAAAAAAGGAGACATAGTACCGATGAGCGAACTTTCTGAACTTATAAATAGAGGTGGTTTAATTGATGATTTTAAGATAGAAAAATCCAAAGATGAACCACCTACACAACCAATAAAGTTAGCTGATTGGCTGATTGACAGAGGATTGAAAGATGGAATTCGTCTGTATGGGAAAAATGATCTTAGAAAAATTGCAAATTACTTATTGATTTACTGTGGTGATGAAAATGATTGAGGTATGCGGTAAAGAAATCAAAGACGAATGCTCACACTGTGGGAATATCCTCGAATGTGAGTTGTTCCGCCAGGGACATGGCATAAAACAGGAACGTGAAAACATAGCTAAAATGATTGCCTGTCAGATGAAGCATAGGGAGAAGAGGGAATTTGAATGCTAGATTTACTTGATAAACGCAATTGTCCTGTTTGCGGTGGAATGTTGAAATGTGAAAATTCCGATTACGCAAAACCTTTTAGAGAAAAAGAACTCTTTTTAAATGTGACATGGCAATGCACTAATTGTGGCGCTGAATATACTGCAAAACTTGAATTAACTCCAAACGGATATGAGGTGCAAGACCGTGAAGCACATATTGATGTAGAGGATAATTTTTCAGCCGAAAAATTTATGCTTGGAAGAAACAATTTTCGAAGACAGAGGTGGTAAATATGAAATTTGAGGATATGGCAAACTGGACAGAAGAACAGTTGAAAAATGAAGTTGTTCGTTTTGCTGATGAATGCGAGAAAAAACAGCATATAATCCTGGACTATAAAGCTTTATCGGAGACACTTAACCAAAAGCTTCTTGAAAATGATAACTGGAAGATTCCGATTGATGGAATTGAAAATGTAGATACTGGTCATCCATCTATAGAATGGTATGAACAACGACACCAGGATGACTGTATTAGAATCAACGAGTTAACTGTTACTGTTGACACATTGGTTGACCGATACGCTAATTTAAGGAAAAACAAAGGGATGTGCTGATATGGGTGAAAAGGAAGAATTAAAGCATTTCTTTACATGTAATGGAAAAGTTATTGAAACAATACCAGAGATTTCAATTTCGGATGGTGCTGTTATCGAAGGTGGTATTCTTCACAAAAATGAGGATGGCACACTTTGTAGCATAGGAAAGCCGTTAAGTATTGAACTTGAATTTAAATTAAGTAATGAACTATTTTGGACACTAGTTGCCCTAAATCGAATAAACCAGAATAATTTCCGAAAAATGCATGGCATTCTGAAACGGAGGAAAATTAATGGATCAAGAAAAAACAAAAGGTTGTCCAGAATGGAGAACACAAGTACAGCAGGCACCTGCCAAAGAAATTGTTGACTTTGCAAAAGCACATCCATGCGATTATATGAGAAAATGCTTAGAGCAATATCCGTATTGGGGAAACCAATACAATGGTTTTAATAGGAAGAAATTTAAGGAGATTTTTAATGAGCATTAAATCAGCATTAGAATCCGAAGGGATAGATTTTTCTGAATACATGAACCCACCCGAGCCGTGGAATGGACAGGCATTGATACGGAATATTAACGGAACGAAATACGCCTGTTGTCCTTTTTGCCAGAAGAAAGCGCTTCTGATTAGCCCAAACACGAAGATTCAGCACTTGAAACTGAAATGTAAGGGTAGTAATTGCAAGAAAGAGTTTGAGGTGAATGTATGATATGGAACGAAGAAATATCCTTTGATGGATTCCAAAATAAGATTGATGAGTGGTACAAGGATAAAGACTTTGAACTGTGCGACCCACCTGTCAGTGCTCAGTTTGCTTTAGACTTGATCTTCAAGACATTAGTAGATGATAGAGAAGATTATCCATATCTCACAACTATGTCAGAAAACGTAGAACAGACAAATAGCATTATGCTTGATTTAATTCTTCGTAAATACAGTCGCAAATACAGAAAATACTTGAAATCAAAAAGAAAGATGGTGAGCAAATGAACAAAATCAGAAAAATATGTTGGATAATTGCGAATTTCATAATATCCAAATGGGTAGCAGATTATTTAATAGCTACAATACAAATGATGATTGAAAATCATTGGGGATTTTCTGCAGTACCATTACTGTTTATGGCAGTATTCGCAGAATGGAAAGTAATTGAAAATATTTTTACGGAATTAAAAAGATGATTTTATCAAGAAAGGATATGTATGACAAAACAAGAAGCGGTAGTAGTTGAAACCTACACAGGAATTTGTATGCTTACAGGGGATGACCGAAAACTTGCATACGAATACGCAGAAAAACTTTTAGGTCATCCGATATATACACATGAATTTCCAAAATATGCTAACAAGCTGAAAGAACTTAGTAAGCCAGATTTTATTGAAATTTGCAGAAGGTTAGGTGATTGAATGAACCCAGTATTTATATTTCTAGTGGTATGCGGAGCGGCAGTAGTATGGTTCCTGCTTTACAAATTATTTCAGCCACTAGGTAAATTATTGAACCACATTGGCAGAAATGCTATTGATGAGTTAAATAAAGACGAAAGTCAAAAAGAGGAGGATAATAAATGAAAAAAGGACTTTTAGGTGGAATTGGATTAGCTGTTGTAATCATTGCAGGACTTATATGTGTTGCAAAGTGCAGTGTGAGAGTTCCGGCTGGTTACATTGCGGTAGAGTACAAAATGAACGGAGGAATCTCTAAGAATGTACTTACACAAGGATGGCATTTGATTTCACCTACAGTAAAAACTTCACTGTATTCCGTTGGAATCGAGCAGTCTTATCTTACATCTGAGGATAAGGGCGATTCTCCAAAAGATGAAAGCTTCAAGACACCAACAGCAGATGGTAAATCGCTTCAAGTTGACCTTGAATTTTCTTATAAATTCGATCAAAATAGAGTTACCGATGTGTTTACTCAGTTCAAAGGTCAATCAGGAGAATCCGTAAAAAACACCTTTATCAAGCCTAAGATGAAAGCGTGGACGCAGGAAGTAACAGCAAAGTATCCAGTAACAGATGTTTTCGGTGATAAACGCCAGGAACTGAATGAAGCACTTGACGAATATCTTAAGCAGAAGTTTGAGCCATACGGAATTATTATTGATACAGTAAACTTTACTTCCATTTCCACTGATGATGAAACACAGGCTGCAATTCAGAAGAAAGTGAACGCTCAACAGGAGCTTGAACTTGCTAACATTGAAGCTAAAACAGCAAAAGTACAAGCTGATAAAGATAAAGAAGTTGCACTGATTGCTGCTGAACAGGAAAAGGAGAAAGCATCTATCCAAGCGGAACAGGCCAAAATTGATGCAGAAGGTAAAGCTGAAGCTATTAAGATTAAAGCAGAAGCTGAAGCAGAAGCAAATAGAAAAATCGCAGAATCTCTTACTCCCGAACTGATTGAAAAACAGAAAATTGATAAATGGAATGGTGAAGTACCAAAGATTCAAGGAGGTAACACTTCTACAATCGTAGATACAAGAGATATGACAGCTGATGAGAATGCTGAATAATAAGTAAACCAGTCAAGAGAGCCACATGAGAGCCAGACTAAATCCTAAAAAGAAAGGAGGTCTGGCTCTATTTTTATGGGAAAAATTACAGAAGGCTCGCTCGAATGGTATCGGACAGTCCTAAATCAGATTATCAGTAGTGACATGACAATCTATCAAAATCAAAAAGATTGCCTTGATTTGCTCTTAAATATGAATATTGACCTTCCTTTCAACGAGAATCAAGAAGCACGGAAAATGGCTATGAAAGTAAGTCAATACTCACATAACATAGCAGAGAAGTGTGCTGCATTAACTGGAAGTGGTAATTTTGACGATATCTATTGGCAGTATTTGCTACTGGAAGCACCACATTTATTTGAAAGTTACTTGCTTTATATGGAGAAAAATAGACCGGACAGCAAGAAATTTTATATTCCACGAAAAAAAACACTACATGTGGTAGCCAAAGACCTACAAGATTTGGAAGAAAGAAAGATAGAGTTTTACGGCTTATCACTCCCAAGCCGTGTTGGAAAATCTACTATGTGTATTTTCTTTATGTCATGGATAATGGGTAAAAGACCAAATAGCCATAGTGCCATGGGTGGTCATTCTGGAAAACTGGCAAAAGGATTTTACGGAGAACTTCTTAATCTCATTAATACACAGGAATACAACTATAGTGAAATTTTTCCACAGTCGAAACTTCAAAAACAGAGTGCTGATGATTTTGAAATAAACCTGGACAAGCCAGATAGATTTGCAACAATGACTTGCCGTGGTATTGAAGGTACTTGGACAGGTGCCGTTGATATTTCTTCCGATGGTTATTTGTATGTGGATGACCTTGTAAGAGATAGACAACATTCATTAAGCCCCACCCGATTAGAAAATACATATCAAGAATATCTGAATAAGATGGTTGACCGTAAGATTGACGGCGCAAGGGAGCTTATGGTTGGAACCAGATGGAATTTATATGACCCTCTCGGAAAAATCGAGAAGCTAAATCACGATAATCCAATGTATCGGTTTAGAAAAATTCCAGCTTTGAATGATGAGGGTAAATCGAATTTCGATTATGAGTATGGCGTTGGATTTTCAACAAAATATTATGTCGATATGAAAGCTAGATTAGACGCTAACGAATGGGAAGCCAAATATCAGCAAAAGCCCTTCTTACGTGAAGGAATTGTGTTTGCAGCTGACGAATTGAGATATTATAACGGCGTTCTTCCAGAAGGTGGATTTGTTAAAAATGTTTCTGCCTGTGATGTTGCGTGGGGTGGCGGTGATAGCTTATCAATGCCAGTGGGCGCAGAATACGAAAATGGAGATGTGTATATTTATGACTGGATTTTCAGCACGGCACCAAAAGAAGGAACATTGCCATTAGTTGTTGGAAGAATCATGGGTAATAATATTCAATCCATCAATTTTGAAGCAAATAATGGTGGCGATATGTATGCCTATTATGTAAATGAACGGTTGAAAGAACATAAATACGCTTGCAGCACGACCAGTACAAAAGCACCTTCAAAACAAGCAAAAAAAGAAAAAATAAATCAGTATTCCGGGGATGTTAAGCAAAATTTTATATTTTTGGCTCCGAAATATCAAAATAAACAGTATCAAAAGGCTATGGATGAATTAACTACATTCGTCTATATTGGTGATAATGAACATGATGACGCTGCCGATGGAGTTACGCAGCTTGCAATAACGCTTGCCGGCAAAAGATTTGCAGAAGTAAAAGCAACCAAAAATTTTATGTGGGGAAGGAGATAGAATATGATGACTGCAACTCAATATTTACGACAGATTGAAAATTATGATAACAGAATCAAAAACAAGCTTATCGAAGAAGAACAGCTCAGTTCTCTTTCCACAAGTGTATCTGCAATTCCAGTTGGGGAAAAGGTGCAAACTTCTGTAAAACGTGATCCGATGGGAGACATGATTGCGAAGATATTTGATCTGCGAGAAGAGATTTCAGAAATGATATCTGAATTTTTACAAAAAAGACAAGAAATAGTCCGAACTATAGAACAGGTTGAAGACCCATTACTATATGACATATTATTTAAGCACTATGTTGAGTACAAATCTTTGGTTCGCATTGCAGATGAGATGGGTTATTCAGAGATTCACATTAAAAAAAAGCATTTAAAAGCCATAGCAGAAATAAAAAAGATAAAAGGTTTCGAAAGATGATACCGAAGTATACTGAAAGATACTTTTAATATGTGTAGAATATAAAGTAAAGCATTGGATTAAAACATCCAGTGCTTTTTATTTTGTAGAAAGGATGGTTCGGCTTTGAGAAATACAATGAATTTTGTAGATTTATGCCGAGGTGATTTCGGGCGAAAAGTAGCCTACACAGGCGTTGACCGAATCACTCCGCAAAATGTAGTAAAAGTAGTATCAGATACAATTGGCATACATAATAGAAATCGAACATTGATTGATTACTTGTATCGGTACATGAAAGGCGATCAGCCGATATTATACCGAAACAAAATAGTCCGTCCAGAAGTCAATAACAGAGTGGTTGAAAATCACGCATTTGAAACTGTAAAATTTAAAGCTGGACAGATTTGCGGGGAACCAATCCAATATGTATGTAAAAAGAAAAATGCAGACAAAAAAATAAATGAGCAAGTTGATTTGCTGAATGATTATCTGGATGAAGCCAATGCAGATGCAAGAAACATCCAGAGAGCAATATACCAAAGTGCAACAGGAACTTCTTATAAGGCTATTCTGAAAGAAGAGGACTGGACAGAAAACGGAGATTTACCGCCGTTTAGAATCTTTATTCCGTATCCTGGTGATTGTTACATTGTATATTCGCAGAGGAACGGAAAACCAATGCTGTCCGTTCAGATTTTGAAGGATGAAGATGAGCAACAATACTACTTATGCTATTCAAAGAACCAGTTTTTCAAAATCACGAATGGAAAAGTAACCGAATATGGCATCAACGGTTTTGGTGGGATTCCTATTGTTGAATGCCCGAATAATCATGACAGGCTTTCGGACGTTGAAATTGCAATCACATTATTTGATGCAATCAACAAATACCAGTCTGATAGATTAAATGGCGTTGAACAGTTTGTGCAATCCTTTATGAAGTTCAAGAACTGCGAGGTAGATAAAAACGAGTTTTTGGAAATGGTAAAACTTGGCGCCATCTCTGTTAAAGATACTGGAAATGGCTGTCAGTCGGATGTTGAACTGATGACCGCTGAATTGAATCAATCAGAGAGCCAGGTTGCAAAGGATGATATCTACAATAACATGCTGATTGTGGAAGCAATGCCAAACCGCCAAAGCAATAGCGGAGGGGATACAGGAAATGCTGTATACCTTCGTAATGGATGGGACTTCGCAGAAAGAGATGCAAAATTGGTAGAAGCATTCACCAAGGAAGCTGAAAAGGAATCTGCTAGAATCATTCTGAATATTATCCGTGGTACATCAAATGATGTTAATATCTCAACCAGAGATTTTGATGTAAAGATAACCAGAAACCCAACAGACAATATGCTTGTAAAAGCACAAGCACTTGATTATCTGTTCAAAAATAAAATTCATCCGCTTATTGCACTGATTACTTGTGGGCTTTTCAGTGATCCGCAGAAAGTCTACGAAATGAGTTTACCGTATCTGGGAACTATTTACCCGGAACTGGCAGACCCGGAAGCGGAAATGCAGAAAGCACAGCAATTACTTGACGGAAAGTTTCAAAATCCGTCCAAAACAGAACCAATGGCAAATTCTCCATCTAACGAAGAATGAACCAAATTTCGATTATTTAAGGAGTTTTAGAGAAATCTAAGGCTTCTTTTTTAATACCCAAAATCAAATAAATTGCAACAGCCCGTGAGCGTAAATCGGGTACAGACCATGTGCGGAGCGAACCGTGTTGAAAAAGCGTATTGGACTGGAAGAAAGGAGATTTCAATGACAAGAGAACAGGCAAAACAGGCACTTATCGGTATGGGAGTTGCAGAACCTTCCGAGGAACAGGTTTCTAAGCTTCTTGATTCTATTTCTGCTGAAACTAAGAAAGAGAAAGACAAAAATGTTTCTCTGAAGGAAAAAGCTGAAAAAGCAGATTCCCTGGAAAAAGAGTTGGAAGAGTTGAAAAAGCAGAACATGACCGAAGCAGAACGGCTAGAAGCTGAACGCAAGAAAGAAAAGGAAGCAGTGGATAAGGAGTTAGCTGATTTGAAAGCTGCGCTTGCAGAATCCAACAAAAAAGCCCTTACCAGTGAAATTACTTCTATGTTCGCAAATGCAGGACTTTCAACCGAAACATACGCGAGTGCTATTAAAGCATACGCATCTGCACCGTATGAGAAACCAGAAGATGCAATGAAAGAAGTCGAAACTTTTGTTAAGGGAGTTTCCGAAGCAAATAAAACAGCACTTGATACCGCAAAAGCAGCTTGGGAGAAGGAAGCATTGGAAAACACTCCGAATCCGGGCGGTGGTAGCGGTGGGAAAGCTACAGTAAAAAGTGATGCTGCTGAATTTGCAAAAGCTTACTCAGCAAAAAAGAACCAGGAAACTAAATCAGTGGACGGTAACGCCCCTGTAAATATTTAAGTAAAGGAGATATAAATAATGGCTTTTATGAAAACAGAGCAGTATGAGTCCACTCCAAATATTCTTGAATCTGAGGTCGGACTTGTACTCAAAACCTACACAGCAGACCAGACAAATGCTGAAACAGTTGGAACTAAGAAAATTATCAAAGCAGGTTCCGTATATCCAACAAATGCGACAGGCGCAATCGGCATTGTATTTGAAGATGTTGATATGACAGATGATACCAAGAGACCAATTTCTGTGATTGTCTCAGGACGTGTTCTTGAAAAGAGACTTCCAGTAACAGTTGACACTACTGCAAAAACAGAGCTTGAAAAATCCGGAATTTTTTTTGTAGTCACAGAAGACCCAGTATTTTAAGGAGGTATGACAAATGCCATTTAATATTTTGGAATCAATTACCCAAGAAGAAAGACTTAATTTCTCTCAGAATTTCAGCGTTAAAAGACCAGGTATCCTCGATACCATTTTCCCAGATACAAAAACCCAGTATCTGAAAGCAGAGTATTACAGACTTATGGCTGGACAGAATCTCCCGGAAGTTGCATTCGTCCACGCTCTTGATAGCGAAGCAGAAATCGGCACAAGACCTGGATTTGAAAAAGTCCTGACTGAAAAACTCTTCATTAAGAGAAAAATCAATCAGTCCGAAAACTTACGGCAGGCAATTGAAAACGGTGTGCCGGATAATGAAGCACTGAAAAACTTTGTATTTGATGATGCAGCCAGACTGTTCGAGGGCGTTGTTACAAGAGCAAATGTTATGAAAGGACAGTTCCTTTCCACCGGCGCTGTAACAATCAAAGAGAACCATGTTGACATGGGAATTGACTATGGCGTTCCAGCAAGTGCAAAAGTAACGCTTACTGATTGGTCTAAGCCAGATGCAGATATCATGGGCGATATCCAGAAAATGGTAGCTGTAGCAGAAGGCAATGGCTATGTAGTAAACAAAGCTGTTACTTCTCTTAAAATGATTAACTACATGCGGAACAACACTGCAATGCAGACAGCTGTTCTGGGTGCTGCAAATAAAAGGCTTCTCACAAAGCAGGAGCTTGCCAATCTGCTTATGCAGGAATATGGAATCACAATTGATCGTTGTGATGAGAACTTTAATTTCAGAAAAGCAGATGGAACCCTGAAAACAGCCAGATACCTCAAAGAGGATGTATTTACTCTGTATGAAGCAGATGCTAACGGTTCTTTCGGTGTTGGCCTCTGGGGTGTGACACCAGAAGAGCTTGAATACAGACAGTTTATACAGGAAGAGAACCGTTCTTTCGTAACTCTTTCCATGTGGGCTACACCAGACCCAGTTGCAGTATGGACAAAAGCATCCGGTATGTTCGTCCCTGTTGCACCAAAAGCAAACGGTGGTATCGTGATCGGTACCAAAGCGGGGGAATAACCGGGCATAGTCTCGATGAAAACAGCCAGTCACCATCTGTAGCAAGTGTGAATGATACATCAACACACAAGTATACAGAAAGCGAGTTGTCTAATATGACTGTATCTCAGTTAAGACAACTCGCAAGTGATAACGGCTATGCCCTGACAGCAACTAATAAGGCTGGAATAATATCAGAGATTTTATCTCAGCAAAGGTAGGTGATTAAATGGACGAACAGCTTATAGAGGACTTGACAAATTATCTTGAAGATGATGAAGAAACTGCGAGGATGATTCCTCTTTCAGCAAAGAGGGCTATTCGTTCATTTAAGAAGAAAAGGAATTATCCTTCCTCTTACAGTGATGAGAAAATAAATTCCGATATGGAGAAATGCTATGACTGCATATTTGATTTGGCTCTTTTCTTCCTAGTAAAGCAGGGAGCTGAGTTTCAAGGATCACATTCCGAATCCTCTGTGAATAGAAGTTGGGATTCCGAAACTGAAATTTATGTAAATCATGGTGTTTTTCCATTTATCGGATTCTAAGATGGTGTGTGCGTGATACGTCAATCCTCCCACGTATCGCAGGGGTGCTTCAAATTAGGTGGGTAGAAGCAATATTTAAAAAATGGGAGTGATGGAAAGGAATAGCGATGGGATGTGAACACGAGTGTATCAACGAACACCGCTTAAAAGAATTGGAAAGTGCCGTCCATGAGATGAAAGAAAAGCATTCCAAAAGGGATGGAGTTTTTTTTGAACGTATCAATGCGCTGGAACAGAAAATTGCTTTATACAACAACGATCTGGGACACATTAAGGATACAGTTGACGAAATGAACGACAATTTAAAATCACTCATGGAAAAACCAGGAAAGTTACAGGACAAAATAATTGCTTATATCATAACTGGCATAATTGGTATTGTTTTAGGCTTTGCCCTAAAAGGCATTTTCCCGGTGTAAATATTGATTCCACTACAGGGAGGACAGTGGAATGGATGATTATAAAGACTTTTCGGAAGATGAAAGAATCTTCTATTTGCGTGAAGCTGGATTTGATTCCAGAGAAAAAGAGTTATTCCGATTGCGCGTTTACGAAGAAAAAACACTTGCAGAAGCTTCAGAAATCATGGGCTACAGCACAAGAACCGTAGACCGCATAAACAGAAAATTAAAGAAGAAAATTATGAAAGTCGCCCCGATGTATTGTCGGGGCTTTTCTTTGTATTCATAGAAAATGGCGTATTTATGGCGTTATCATGGCGTGTTAATCAACCTCTTATTATTGTAAAATATAGTTATAAAAACAAGGGAGGTTTGAGATATGCAGTATGGTAATCCGTATTTTGCACAACCATTTCAACAAATACAACCGTATCAAGATAGATTAGCTCAATTGCAAAATAGCTATCAACAGGCAATGCCATACGGACAGACACAAATTCAGCAACCAATGCCGCAAGTACCACAAATCCCCATGTTACAAGGACAGATGGTCGATGGGATTGATACTGTAAAGGCAAAAGATGTAGATATGTCTGGAAACCCTGTCTATTATCCAAAAACTGACGGTACAGAAATATATAGAAAACAATTACAGGCAGATGGAAGAAGTAGAATTTTTGTTTATCGACTTATAAATCCGGAAGAACAACAGCAACCAAAGGCAGAAGAAAAACCGATTGACATAGAAGCTATGTTTAATCAGCTTCGGAACGATGTTTGTTCAGAAATTTCCGAAATAAAGAGTATGTTTCCGACACAAATGTCGGGAACACCGGAACCCAAGCAGAATGGAGGTAAACAGAGATGATGAATCCAATGCAACTTATGCAGATGATACGTGGTGGAGGGAATCCTCAACAAGCCATAATCAATATGATGAAACAGCAATCTGGAAATAATCCTGTAATTGACAATGCAATTAACATGATGGAAAAAGGTGATAATGCAGGAATTGAAAAACTTGCAAGAAATCTTTGTAAAGAAAGAAATATTAATCCAGACGATATACTGTCGCAGGTTAAGAACCAGTTTGGAATAAAATAAATTCGCTACAATAATTAAAAGAGCCGCGGTCTTTTGATTTTGTATAAATTACAAAAATCAATAAGGAGGTAATCGCTATGATGAATGGTGGATTATCAGCAAGCGATGTCGCTGTATTAAGCGGCTCTAATAACCGTGCAGATGAAGGCTATGGCTTTGGCGGTGGCTGGGCATGGTGGATTATAATATTGCTTATCTTTGGCTGGGGCGGTTTCGGCGGCTTTGGTGGCTGGGGTGGCAATGGTACAAATGGTTCCGGCTTCCAAGGATGGGCTACCCGTTCAGACATTAATGAGGAATTCGCCCTTAATGATATTCAGAATGGTATCAGAGGTATTCAGCAGGGTATCTGTGACAGCACATATTCTCTTAACAATACCATGCAGAGTGGCTTTAATGGTATGAATGTCGGAATGCTTCAAGGCTTCAACGGCGTTCAGCAGGCAATCAATGCTGATACTGTAGCCGGTATGCAGAATACCAACGCATTACAGTCTCAGTTAGCAAACTGTTGTTGCGAAACAAGAGAAGCCATCCAGGGTATCAACTACAACCTTGCTACCAACACTTGTGCTCTCCAGAACACAATGAACAACAACACAAGAGATCTTCTGGAAAACCAGAACAGCAACACAAGAGCAATCCTTGACTTCCTGACTAACGATAAGATTGCAACATTACAGGCAGAGAACTCTGATCTGAAACGTGCTGCTTCCCAGGATCGCCAGTCTGCATTGCTTACAACTGCAATGGCTTCTCAGACACAGCAGTTAATCAATGCAATCAATCCTGCTCCGATTCCTGCATTCCAGGTTCCAGCTCCATATGCATACGCAGGATGTAATACATATGGTAACGGTTGTTGCTAAGTAACTCACCCTTAGAGGTTGACTAAATTCTAAGAGGTGGGTTGCGGCTCACCTCTTATTTGATTGAGAGGTAAGAGATATGGCATGTAAGAATGTTTGTAAACTCTGCAATCACCTTGTGTTGTCTACCGCAATTGCATTCACAGGTGGAAATCTTGTGGTTACTATTCCAGAAGGAAGCTACAATAATGGAGAAAAATACTGCATTGTTTTAGCACAATCTATTCCAAATGCAACCACAATTACTGCCCCAGTGATGATTCAGATAGGAACAGGAACAACATTGTATCCGCTAGAGAATCGTTGCTGCGCACAGGTAACAGCATGTGGTGTCAGAACAAGAACAAAATACGCAACCAGAGTTGTAACAAGTGCTACTGGTGGAGTGTTCAAAATGTTAGGAAACCCGGCATGTAGCCCGAATAACAATCTGACTGCAATCAATGGTACAGCCCCAACGACAGAAGCACCTGTTACGCAGGCTGTTAGAAAGGGGGCACTGTAATGCATAAAGTTGCAATGGAAATGGGAAAATGGGCTATGGAAAAAGCCAAAACACATGGCTTCGATAATCTCAGTTCTCAAGATTGGGACGATTTGAAAGATTGCATGGAATCCGTAAAGTGCGCGATTTGTGCAGATAAAGATTACAGAATCGTAGAAGCTATGGACGAATGCGAACAGGAAGAAAAGTATCTTGGACGCATGGGCTATGACCGTTACCGCTATTCAAATGGGCGTTTCGCTCCAAAAGGTAGGGGAACCAGAAAAGGCTATAGACCGTATCTGTATATGCAGGATGATGACTGGATGGATGAGTATTTAAACAATCCAGAATTTGAGCGCAATATGTACCGCATGGGATATCATCCAGAGCGTAGTGATATGGAAAATGATGGTATGAATATGAATTGGAAGAAGTCCAGATACGGAGAATCTTATGATAAATACGATGAAAACCGTAGACACTATCATGATTCCAAAGACGCTGAATCAAAGAGAAAAATGGATGATTCCATGAAAGAATACACTTCCGATATTATCCGTAATCTTACGGAAATGTGGTCGGATGCAGATGCAACGCTCAGACAGCAGATGAAAACTGACCTGACCAGACTTGTACAGCAGATGAACTAGAGCAATAAATGAATTAAGTCCTTGTCGCAAATTAATGCGGCAGGGGCTTTTTTCGTAGAAAGGATGGTGAGAAACCATGCTGAAACAATTCTATATGAACGGGGACTTATGGAGAGTTCACTTTGTTTCTCCCCATGATAATGTTTTGATTGACCGTACAGGGCAGAGGACACTTGCTGTATCTGATTACTCTACAATGACAATTTCGATTGCGAACAACCTACATGGCGAACTTCTAAATCGTGTATTTATCCATGAATTAGGTCATTGCGTGATGTTCAGCTACGGTCTATTAACAGAACTTCACCGCATGGTTAAGAAACGATATTGGGTGGACGCAGAGGAATTTGTATGCAATATTCTGTCCGACTATGGACAGTTTGTTATTGGCACAGCCAGAGATATTTTAGGAAACCAATTCATATACGTTTCCCCTGTTGGAATGGAAAGGATGACTGCATGAGAGGATTAGTCCGTCAAAAACAAAAAGTATATTGGTCTCGAATAACCGAAAAAACAGAAGGATTAGACCGTAATAAAGTTTATGAGAAACCAGTTCTATACTTTTTTTCTGTATCATCTACAGCCGGAACACCAGAAGAAATTGCAGCCGGAATAGTGCCAGATTATGACAGATACATTACAAGCTTTAATCGAAATTTCCGTCCACAGGAAGCAGATATATTTTGGATAGATAGAATCCCACAAATAAGCGAGGACGGAAGCCTTATTTTGAACGAAGATGGAGAACCCACAGTATTGCCAGACTACACACTAAAGAAGATTTTAGACACACAAAAAGGCAATATTGCCAGATACGGAATTTCTAAGAGAGGAAATGAGGATGGGTAAGACAATAAAGTGTACCTTATCGCAGAAATCAATCCGGAATGCTATTGATGAATTAAAAAATTATCAAAAATCTTTAAGGAGCAAAAATGAAATCTTCATAAAAAGATTATGTGAATTAGGGATTCCAGTTATTGACCAAAATATTTTGGCAGCACAAGGCGATTCCGATAAGACCCACAATACTTACATCAAAATTAACAGTTTTGGGGGCTATGCAGAAGCCCATTTAATATGTGAAGGAATAGACCTTTTGTTTATAGAATTCGGTGCAGGTATTCACTACAATGGTGCAGCCGGTTCTAGTCCGCATCCAAAAGGAGAAGAATTTGGTTATACAATCGGTTCTTACGGACAAGGAAAAGGAAAAAACGATTCCTGGGTATATGTTTCTGATTCAGGCGAATGGGTACGTTCTTACGGTACAGAAGCTACAATGCCAATGTATAAAGCAAGTGTAGAAATCATTCAGAATATCCGCAAAATTGCCAAAGAGGTATTCTCTTCCTAAAGAAGATACCATAATATACTGAATGATACCAACCAATTATGTTATCATTACAGTGTTAAATTGTAGCATAAAATGCAATGCGTTCACTATAAAGGTGGGCGCATTTTTTATTGTGAGGTGACAGATATGCCAGACACAATAGAATCCCCTGTATTGGAAGTTTTTTCAAGGTGGGGAGCGGCTGTTTCTAAGATTACCGGTGCAGACAATTATTCCATGGATGGGAGCGAGACAAATGCTTCTGGCAAAAAAGCATATGCACAGCTTTATATGCTCGGAAATCCAATTACGAGAGGTGACCTTGAAGGGAATGAATGCGCAACAATGCCATCATTTCAAGTAAATTGTTTCACCTCTGGGAGTAAAGCATTAACCAGATTGTATGAATTGGACAAGATAAGTCACAAAGCTATGGTAAGCATGGGATTTCGACGCACATATGGCCCGGAACCTATGTTTTTTGGTGATAGTGGAATCAAAAAGCTTGTAAGCCGATACAGCCGGATATATACAGGAAAATTACTTTGAAACCAATGAACGCATAGACGTTCTTTTTTTATGCTTAAAACGAAAGCGAGGTGAGATTATGGATCAGATTTTAAGTTATGTAAAGCCAGAATTACTTATTGTCGTTGTAGTTCTTTATTTTATCGGGGTAATGATTAAAAAATCAGAAAATATTTCTGACAAATTTATTCCAATGATTTTAGGAATCCTTGGTGTATTAATTTGCGGTCTTTATGTTTTTGCAACATCTACAGTTTCCGGTTCACAGGAAGCTGCAATGGCACTGTTTACCGCAATTACACAAGGTGTTATCGTTGCCGGATTAAGCACTTATGTAAATCAGCTTATTAAGCAGTCTGGAAAAGAAGAGTAGAAAGGCGGTGATCCGCTATCTCCCGGCACAGGGTTACGTGCATATTACCGATTTTTTGTTTGAAAAAAATTGCTGACCTTAAAGAGTTAAAGGTAGAAAGGAGAAATAATGAGCCGTTTAACAACATTAGGCGTGACTTTTGGTTATGGAGTTGAAACCGAAAAAGGCGTAAAGCCTACAACTTTTAAGCAACTTGAGCTTGCAAGCTCTATTGGTGGAATTTCACTTGATACAGAGCAGATTGACGTATCAGCATTGGAAGATTATATCACAAAATATGCAGCTGGTAGACAGGATACTGGCGGTACATGGGAAATCGAATTTATCATGGATCCAGATAAATCTGTTAAGCAGATTAAGGAACTTTATAGTGCATCTAAGACAGCAAAAGAAACTGGACTTGCAACATGGTTTGAGGTTGTTTTCCCGGATATGACAGATGCATTCTTTGTTACAGCTGAGTGCGGACGTGAGATTCCACTTCCAGAAGTTGGACAGAATGAAGCTGCAACAATGTCCATTTCCCTTATTATCACAGATTACAAGGGACTTGAAACAAAGGTTGCTCTTACAAAATCAGAATGATGTTTTTAATGGGAGGATTATAAAATGGTAACTTTTAATGTACATGGAAAAGAATATAAGGTTGTATTTGGATACGGACTTCTTACAAAAACAGATGTGCTGGACAAGGTGCAGGGGATTACAGATGGAAAAGAGAGAAGCCTTCAGAAGATGATTTCTCTTCTCCCGGAACTGCTTCTTGCTGGACTTCAAAAGAAGCACAAGGAAGAGTTTGGGTATGAAAGTGATTCTGAAAAAGAAGCTGTTCTTAATAAAGTCTGTGACCTTTTGGATGATTACGAAGATGAAGGAACTGAGGAAAATCCGAAAAGCGGATTTGATTTATACAAACTTCTCGACAAAGAATTGGAGAAAAATGGTTTTTTATCCGGTCTTCTGAATGCAGTAGCAAAAGCACAGGCATTGGAGAAAAATGCAACGAAGATTCCACAGGATCACAAAAAGAAAAATTAACTTTTCGAGAAGTTGTTTACCAAGAGATTCTTCCTTTATACCTCTCTATTGGTGTATCTAAAGAAGAATTTATGGATTCTACGCCAGCTGAATTAAAACCTTATCTAGAAGCTGAAAAGATACGGCAAAAGAGAAGAGACGCTGAACTTTGGCAAGCGGGAATTTATGAAACATCAGCCACATTCACAGGTGTTGCAAATGCTTTAATGGGGAAAAAATCCAAAGCAGAGTATCTGAAAAAACCTTTACTGGAATCAGCAGAGGAAGAAAAGCGTAAACAGGAAGGCATACTTTCCGAAGAAGAAAAGAAAAAACAGAGAAACGCACTTTTGGCAAGCTTGCAACTCATGCAGGCAAACTTTGAACTTAACCATGAAAAGGGCAGGCAGGATGAATAAGTCTTGTCTGCCCTTTATTTTTTTGTAAAAAAAGGAGGGATAAATAAAATGGCTGAAAATACCATTGATACCCTTGATATACAAATTAGCAGTAGTACAGAAAAAGCAGTACGTGCGCTGACTAATCTTTCAAATAAACTCACAGAAGTTAATTCCGCATTAAGCGGAGTTAATACAAACGGATTACGTGGTTGTGTAAGGGAACTTGGAAAACTAAAAGAACTTGATATAGGGAAAATGACAAGCATTGCTGATGGAATTGGAAAATTCTCAAATTCCATAAAGACAATGGGCGGAGTAGATTATAAAGGTTCTGGACTGAATGCAGTTATCAACTCAATCAACAGGCTTAGCCAGGTTGATATAAGTAGTTTTGACACAGGAAAACTCGGAGAAATAATCACTAAATTATCAGGTTTATCGGAAATACCAGATGTATCTACCAGTGTTAATCGTTTTGTCAATTCAATGGCTAGACTAGCCAATTCCGGTGAATATATTGCAAATGTATCGGCTGAATTGCCTGGGCTTGGAAGAAATCTTAAATCAATCGTAGAGAGTTTTACGAGCGTTGGCGATATATCTGAACCTGTAAATAGGTTAGTTCAGTCTATTGCACAATTGGCAAGCTCTGGAAATAAAATCGGACAAACGTCAAGCCAGCTTGGAACACTAGCAAAGGAAGTATTATCTTTCTTTGATGTAATGAAAACCGCACCAAAAATCAGTGATAACACAATCCGCATGACGGAAGCACTGGCAAAGTTGGCTAATGCAGGGGGAAAGGTAAATTCCGCTACAAATTCTATATCCAGTGCGTTTTCTAAATTATCATCTGCAACATCTAGCCTTGGTAATATTGTTAGTAAAACTTCTTCTATAATTGGAACCGGGGTAAAAGGCATTATTGGATGGTTTCAACGTCTCGGGAATAGTAGTTCTGGAATTAAAACCGCTTCTTTTAATCTCGGAAATTTGCTTAAAACTGCTATCGGTTTTAAGGCTATTCGTGGTCTGGCAAATTTAGGAAAAAGTGCAATTGGTTTTGGCTCTGCTATTACAGAAATCGAAAATGTTGTAGATGTTTCCTTTGGAAGCATGGCAGATGAAGCCTACAAATTTGCTTCTACGGCCAAAGAACAATTTGGATTATCCGAATTGGCAGCAAAGCAATATTCTGGAACCATGATGGCAATGATGAAATCGTCTGGTGTTGCGCAAGATGCAGCTTCTAAAATGTCAATTTCTCTTGCTGGATTAGCCGGGGATATTGCATCGTTTTACAATATTGATACTGATACAGCTTTTCAGAAAATACGCTCTGGAATTTCTGGGGAAATTGAGCCTTTAAGACAATTGGGAATTAATTTATCCGTTGCAAATATGGAGGCTTATGCTCTTTCAAGGGGAATTACAACATCTTATAACGCAATGTCCCAAGCTGAAAAAGTTGCTCTTCGATACAACTATTTAATGTCAGTTACAGGAGATGTGCAAGGGGATTTCGCAAGGACATCTGGAACATGGGCGAACCAGGTTCGTTTACTCACTCTGAACTTCCAGTCGCTTTCCGCAGTAATCGGGCAAGGTTTGATTGCTGGCATTCTTCCTGCTATTCAAGCTCTCAATGCGCTTATGTCAAAGCTTATGCAGGCTGCAAATGTATTCCGCAACTTTATGTATGTTTTGATGGGAAAGAAACTAAAAGGTTCGCAGAGTGGAGTTAGCGATATTGTATCTAACTTAGGTGGTATAGAAACAGCTGGTGATGACGCATCTTCTGGGCTTGATGACGCTACATCATCTGCAAAGAAGCTGAAAAAGGCACTTTCTGTATTACCATTCGACCAATTAAATCAGCTTGCTGATAACTCAAACGATTCCGGGACTGCATCTAAAAGCCTTGGTTCTGGACTTGGCGATTTGGCTGATAGCTTTGCAGGAATACAAGATTCCTTGGACGAAGTTTTGACTGTCGATGAAACACCTATTAACAAATGGGCTTCCAAAATTAGAAAAGCATTCCTGGCGAAAGACTGGGAGGGTGTAGGAACTACTATTGCCGATATGCTTAATCTCGGAATGAGCAAGGTGTATGAGGTTATTAACTGGAAAAATGTTGCCCCGAAAATAACTGAGTTTACAGACGCATTTACAAGAGCATTCAATTCATTAAATACCAGACTTGATTTTGACTTGCTTGGAAGAACTATCGGGACGGGAATCAACACAGCTGTAAATACTCTTAATCAGCTTATTGGTGATGGCGGTATTGATTTTGGATTAATCGGCAGAAATATTGGTGATGGGTTAATCGGCGCACTGGATGAAATCAACTGGACTAATCTGGGTGAATTGCTTGGAAATAAGTTTATGATTTCCTGGAAAATGCTATCTGGATTTGTAAAACGTATGTCAGAAGAGGACGGCGCTGGTGTAACTGGTTGGGATAAGCTTGGTAGTTCACTTGGAAAAGCTTTGAATGGCGCTGTGTCCAAAATTTCCATGAAGGATATTGCAGATTCTTTATCTGGAATTTTAAATGGAGCGTTTAGAAGCTTGGCTGCGTTTACCAAAACTGTAAACTGGGATGAACTTACTAATAATATCACAGAGGGAATTTCTACTTTCTTGAAAAAAACAAACTGGAAAGAAAATGGACAAGCACTTGGAGATTTCATATCTCACCTGTGTACGGCGTTGAAAAATACGCTTACAAAAGACACTTTCTATGAATTTGGACAAGGTGTTGGAACATTCCTTGGTGAATTGCCATGGGGAGAAATCCTTAGTACCGCAGCTGATCTGCTATTAACTGGTCTTACCAGTGCATTAAACGGATTATTTGATGGATTAGAGGAAAAGCACCCGATAGCCGGACATATTGCAGAATGGCTTACAAAAGCATTTATTGCAGTAAAAATAGCAAATATTACAGGCATTGGAACTCTTGTTGGTTCGCTTGTGGGACATATTGCAGGAAAAATAGCTGAAAAGAAAAACGCTGAAATGATTGCTGAAAAGTTAGCAGATGTACTTGGAGATGGCACAAGTGGAGCAAAAGAAGCAATAAAAGATTTGGGTGATGCGGCAGGTTCTTCAAGCAGTAAATTTGGCTCTCTTGCTAAAGCACTTGGCCCTCTTGTTGGTGAAGCTGGACTTATCGTGGCAGTAGGAGCAGCTGCGACAGTAGCAACCTCTCAATTGGCTGGTCTTGTTGAAACCATGCAAGGCGGTAATGGTGTTGGAACCACATTCGGCAATACCATGAATAACTTCATTCAAACTTTACAGAGAAGAGGTGATATTCTTTCTGGGTCGGCAGAGGAAATTTGGCAGTTAAAAGAAAGCCTAGAGCAAGAAGGGATGACCGCCGAGGATAAGGCAAAAGCAACGCAACAATTGATTGATAAATTGGGAGAAATGGGGGTTACATCCGACCAGGCAGAGCAAGCATTTTCTCAATTAAACCAGAAAGGTCTTATTACGGACGACATGTTTAAGATATTGTCCGATTCCATTAAAACATTGGATGATAAAACAACAAATATGGCTGGCAGTATTGACCTTAGTAAACAGTCTATTGATGATCTGTATGACACCGTTCTTCCACAATTGCAAACACAGTTAGGACTTAGCGCTGATGAAATGGTTTCTCTTGATACAGCATTAATGGAAGCTGAAAATTCTGGTGGCACTGCACAGGATGCATTTGATAATATCATGGCACGCGCCAAGGAACTCGGAATCAATACAGAATCTGTAGCCAAGATTTTTGCACAAGTATTCCCAGATGCCGTGAAAGAGATGGAAACCAAGACGAAAACTTCTATCAGCAGCGCAAATACTTTTGTAAAAACTGGAATGGGAAGCATATCCAAAGCTACAGGAACTGCAATGTCTGGAATTCAAACAGCAACCGAGAAAGCTATGTCTGCTGCACAGACAAAAGTAAAAACTGCCACTGACAATATTAGTTCTGATTCCGAAACAAACTGGGGAAATTCCGCAAGCGCTGTATCGACAGCCCTCGGAACCATGGACACCGATACAAAAGATGTAATGGGTAAAGTTATGACAACCATTCAAAGTTATTGGTCTTCTGTTCTTATCAATACAAACCAGATTTGGGAAAAGGCTTCTGGTAAAGTTGACACGGAAACTGGAAAAATGAAAACCTACACAGAATCTAATTTGTCTGGGATTTCGGATAAAATTAAAAGGCTATTTAATGTTAATCTTACATCAATTGGTCGGGAAACAGCTCAATCATTTGCTGATGGCATGAAACAAGTGCACTTGCCAACTCTGACTTATTATATTTCAGAGTGGAGAAAACATGATCTTGGTGGTGGAAGAACCAGTTCTACACCAGTTTATAAGCCTAATTGGTACGCCAAAGGTGGTCTTTTCAATGGTGCACAGGTAATTGGCATCGGTGAAGCTGGTTCTGAAGCCGTTCTTCCACTGGAAAATCCACGAACCATGAAGAAGATCGCAGACAGCATTGTTTCTAGTTCGGACGGAAGCATGGGACTTACAAAAGAAGAAATGGCAAAAGCAGTAGCCCAGGGAGTTGCAATGGCAATGAGTATGAACAGCGGAAACAAGAATCCGCAGTACATTATGAACAGTATTATTCTGGACGGAAGCGAGATTGCGAAAGCAGTAACAAAAGCCCAGAATGATACGGATAGCCGTTTCAAACCGTCCCCGGCATATTGATTTTTGACTGATTGTGTGGTATAATTTTTTCAATGAAGAAGTACACACGGTCTTGATTTTTGAGCCGCTAAGAAGAAATTAATATTTCTCGATTTTGAGGAATTTTTATCTTACTTGGCGGCTCTTTTTTATTTTTAAGGGAGGAAAAAAGATGGAAAATTATATTTGTGCTATAAAAAGCCCATTTTCAAAATATCAGCGTTTCGTATATGTAGACCATAAAAATAGGGTTGCGCCCGGATTAATGGAAAAAAGAGGAATCAAAGAGTATATAAATAGAATCGCTGATATCAATAACACAAATTATCTTTTTATTGATTGCGAGGTAGAATCTCAAGATGTCGGTTCTTTTGTGGAAATGCTTGAAGAATTAAAAGGCGTAATGGCAAATGGGAGACACAATGATTACCAAGCAACATATGAGTTTATTCTCGGTACCATGCGTGACATGATGAATAAGAGCAGAAACAAATAATTTTGGTAAAACCAACAGGCTAGACCGATCATCGAAAAGCGGAAATGCCTTGCCGCCTGCCTGTTGATTTACATACAGTTCAAGGCACTTTTTTATACGAAAGGCAGGTATCAATCTATGGAATTTAAGGAAAATTCAAATTGCATTCGCATTCCGATTGCAAGAGAACCAATTATTTATTTCCTTTTAGATGGTAATGAAGTAGTTTATATTGGACAGTCTAAGCTAGGGCTTTTCCGCCCATATAGCCATTCAAATAAACACTTTACTTCGGTTTCTGTTATTAAATGTAAACTTGAAGACTTGGATTCATTGGAAATTTTTTATATTAGAAAATATATGCCAAAATACAACCAAAAAATTGTTGATGATAAACATGAGTTTTCTTTTGGAAAAGTGAGAAAAATTATAAGAGAGCAAACGGAATTTAAATGTTGTACAGTTTTTCACATAAAGAAAATAGTAAAAATTATGAAAATAAACACTATTCCGATTAAAGACGCTTTTTATATAACATCCGACGATTCCGAGAAAATAATTGATTACGTAAAGAGTCATTATGATGGAAATAGATTGGTTTTAGCTTAATATGGTAAATTCAGTGGGCTAGGTTGGCCGCCGAAAGTCTCACCTCCGAGAGATTGCCTACTGTTTTTATATTATCGGAGAAGTTCTTAGATATACGGAGGTTATCTAGCATGAGAAAAGAACAGTTTGTTTCTGAAAGAAGAGAAAGAGATTTCACAGGGGTATTTATACCGTCAAAATTATATCTTACAAATAAATTCAGCCCAAGAGAAAAATTTTTATTAGTGGAAATACATAGTCTTCGCAAAAGAGATAAAAGCGGTGATTGTTTTGCGAGCAATCGGCATTTTGCTGACTTTATTGGTGTGTCTGAACGTACTATTCAGTCAATGCTAAATGGGTTAAAACAGAATGGTTATATAACTTCATGGTATGAATATGAAAAGGATAATCCAAAAGTAATAAAGCATAGACACCTTATTCTCACAGAAAAATTTTATGAAGAATTTATAAATGAGCATGAGCAAAAAGATCAGCCCGAACGTGGTGAGAAAAAACGCATGGGGGATGGTGAGAAAAACTGCACCTTCCGTGGTGAGGAAAACTGCGTGGATAAGTATAACAGTGAAATAAGTATAACAGATATAGATAAGAAAACAGAACCAGACTTTATTGATAATAAAGAAAAAAAGACTTTATCTTATACAGATAAAGATAATCAGACTTCTGCTCCTAATAATTATAATAAATTAAATATATATAATATACCTCCTAGAACCAAGGAGCAGAAAGCCAACCGCTATAATTCTAGGAACCAATCATCTCTCTTAGATTATAAAGACGAGGATGTTGAGAAATTGGTAACCGAAATATACGAAAGCATTTACGGAGCCAAAGAGAATATTTTTGAAGACCACGACATTTGCTTATCCATATTCTTGATTACAGAGTTTTTCAAGAAATATCAAAAATACCGTGAAGAGAAGCACCCTATGGTTACGCCAAAACAAGCTGAAAATATTCTGAAAATGGTACGCAATCCAGATACAGATATGGCAAAAGATGATTTAGTAGACGATAAAGAAGAACCACTGTTCTACCTTGACATGATGGAGGAACACTTTAAGACAAAGTGGGGAAAAAGAAATGGTGGAGATTTTGATTATAGAATCATGTTATTTTTTAAGGACACCACGCAAAATATGTTATATCAAAGAGTGAAACAGAAAAGGGAGGACACACTATGAAAAGAATCAAAGCACTACTGGCAACCATTATCTGTATTTGCGTTATCACAGGGCTAACAGGCTGTGCAGCGAATGACGATTACATGAATGACGTGAAAGGAAATCTTTCTGGTAACAGCTACACAATCTATACATACGACAACTACGGTCAAAAGGTTATGACTACCACTGGGGACAAGATCAACATTGCCGGGAATAAAACCAAATCCAAGGGCTACGATAGTGAGGGTAACGAAACAACAAGCTATGACGTATCTTCCGTTATTACAATTCTGATTGACGGTAAAGAAATTGAAAGCTGTGGTGATACTTGTATTTTTGAGCAAAAAGGATTGAAGCCAGAGGTTGATTTTACCCAGGAGGATATCACTAGCCATTCAACTGGGAAGATTTCAGAGAACACATACATAGCCGGGATTGTGAATTATTATAAAAATTATTTCGGGAAATCCAGGGTTGTAGTAATCAAATCTCAACTTGGACAGCCGATAGCCGCATATTCTGGTGACGAGGTGTTCTGGAAAATCCCGGACGATCTACCTAAAATGACAAAGTTAATGATTGACGGAAAAGCTCTTTATATCCACAGGGCGAACTTCCAGATTATTGACAAAGAATTACTGCGATAAAATAGCCAAATCCGTTTCAAAACCTCTCATCCGATAAAATATAGGCACAAGCCAAGAAAATTGAAATTTGAACAAAGAAATCAACTAATTATGGAGAATTAAAGCATATGAGCCAAATAGGAACAGAACTTCCAACAGAATATTCAGACCGTTTCGATAAATTACGACAGAACAGGGCTGAGGTAAGCTTTTACAAATATGGCACAGCAAAGGATAACTTCGGGGAGAAACTGGTAAACGCCTTGGAATCCCACGATATGTGCATCAAAAAGTATCGTGAGACAGGAAACACAGAATATCTTTGCGATGCAGCTAACTATTTAATGTTTGAATTTATGTATCCGCAGATTCCGGGAACATACTTCAAGGCAACAGACAGCGGAGAGAGTGCCGGGGTTGCCGGAACACCAATCAATCAGCTGAAGGAGAAGTGGTATTGATGGACTTTAAACAGACTTATTTTTCCATCTGGCAAGATATATGGAATCTCCACAAGAAGTATGCCTTTATCTCAAAGGACGATATTCCGCAGTGGGAAAACCTCACCATGGAAGCAAAGCAAATTCACGATAAATACGCTGATTCTATTGGTGCGAAATTTGCCGAAGCTCTTTTGATTGTCGTAACTGCGGAAATTGATAGAAAAGCGAAATAGAGCTTCCAGAATGCGTCCCAAGGTGGTACAATATGGGTATCAATTATTGGGAGGTATGAGTGTATGAAGAAAGTGAAAAAGTTACTATCGGTTCTGGCAGTCATGCTATTGATTGTCTGTATGGCAGTTCCAGTATCTGCGGCAGGGAAGATTAGTAAGAATAAGGCAACGTTACTTACTGGACAAACCTTGAAACTGAAATTGTCTGGAACAAAAGGAAAGACAAAATGGACTTCCAGCAAGAAATCTGTGGCAACGGTAAGTGGTTCTGGAAAAGTAACAGCCAAGAAATCGGGTTCTGCTACAATCACTGCAAAAGTAGGTAAAAAGAAGTATACCTGCAAAGTAACTGTGGAATCTCCAAAACTTAGCAAGAAAAGCCTTACTTTAAAAGTTGGAAAGACAAGTACCATAAAAGTAAAAGGAACTAAGCAGACTGTAAAATGGAAATCCTCAAAGAAAAGCGTTGCGACCGTAAAAAATGGAAAAATTACTGCGAAAAAGGCAGGAACAGCCAATATTACAGCAACCATTCTTGGAAAGAAATTCACCTGTAAGGTTACTGTGAAAAAGGCTTCTAATGGTGGATTTAGCGGAAATACGAATGCCTCCAAAAACAATGTAACGTATCACGCAGAAGCAACGCCAAGGGGAGAAGTTATAATTCTTAAAAATAATTACAATTATGCGGTTTCTGTTGATATTAGTTGTGCTTTTTGCTTGAATGGACAAATAGTTTCAGTAAGTAATCAGTATGATACGTGTGTAATTGAGCCAGGGATGAAGTATGCTACATTAATGACAAATTATGGAAGTCAATGGGATTCTGTAAAAATTAATTTAAAAACAGAAAATGTATCATATTTTGATTTTAATGCAAAGAATATTACGTATACATCAAATTTAGGAACAGAGGGTGTTGTTTTAACAGTTAAGAATAACGGAAAAAACAATCGTGGAACCCATATGGCAGTTGTATACTATAAAAATAATAGAATAATTGGATGTGACGATGGTTTGTTTGCTAATGTTCAAAGAAAAGGAAGTGTTGATTACTTACAATCATATTTTCCAACTGATTTAAATTATAATACAATAATTCCAGATCGTTATGAAGTATACGTGAATATGTCATATGATGTTCGTGATATGCCAGCGCCAGAATGGTAAATAGGAATTAGGCTAGGGAGAAATCCCTAGCCTTTTATAATCCGTTGGTGGAACCATTTCCGTATACACTTGCTTCGGTATCACTATTCGATTGACTGATTGTATCATCGGCAGTTTTTAATAATTCATCTCCTTTTTGCCAGGCATAAGAAATATATATTTTGTTATTTTCTAAATCATCATCATAATCTGATAAATCAGATGCCCGAAGAACTAAAGAAGTATTGTTAGCACCATACCACCATGTATAAATATTTTTTATTCCCCATTGAGTAGTATCGCTCTCTGTTTTATCAGGATTACCATAGACAGATGAAAGTTTTTCAAGTAAATCAGAATACATAGAGTCTATATCTTGCGGTTCAAATTCATATTGTGCACCATATAACAAAGTGTTACTATCATCAAAATCTATTTTATTTTCATTAATGCTATAAGAATAGTAAAAATTCAAGTAAGGAGTAGAATATCCAGCTACATCTACATCTGCAATATCTAATGGCTGAGCATAAAGGCAAATTTTACCATCATAAACATTGGAATCGTCAGACATGCCAGTTAATATTTCTTTTGTACTCATTGCATTTATCCCATCTAATTGCATGCCATAAAGGCACTGATCTGGAAACAAATCCTTTGTATCTGAGAAAGAAGTTCCCCATGGAATATCCCTAAAAAGAATTTCTTTATCTGTTTTAGCGAACACAGGCGTAACACTTGAAAAAATGGATGTTAAAGCCAAAACCATAACAAATTTTCTTTTCATGTAAAATCCCCCTCTTTAGTATGATATACATATTTTACCACTCCAAAATGAATAGTGGAATAGGAAATTTGAAAAAAATAACGATTCATCAAAATGACGAATCGTCAGTAAAAAACTGTCGTGAATTGCAAGATGGTTAATAGCTGTTCCACAAATTTATGGAGCTGTTTTTCGCCATGAGAAGCGAACGGACAAATTGACCTTTCGTTACTATGGCAAACTGTTTATTCATACAAGGTGCACAAATTTGAGCAGCTTATATGGGTTTTAGCCATACATGGCGAAAAGGCGTAGAAATTTCGACACCTTTTATTTTTAATAGGGGTGCTTCTAATTTGATGCACCCTATTTCTATGATTGATATTTTGAACTATCATCAATTTGATGACGGTTAGCATTTCGGACAATTTGTCCTAGGTTCGCCACAATGGCTAGTGACTCCGCATTCATGCGGAAAAGTGGATACTTCAATCACCAAAGTCAATTTTACTTCGGCTAACTGCGACTCTTCCTAAAAGACGAGACGCACACTGTCGAAAATTCGACAGTGAATAAGCCGCCGAAATTTCGGCTCCATTATTTTGTGGAAGCCAATTCTGCTAAAATTTTAGCGAAAAGGTGTTCGTCATAATGACGAGAACCTTGATTGATACGTTTTCTAAAAAAATAGAAAATGTTATTGACTTCTAAATGACTTCATGGTATATTATAAGAAAGAAGTCAATATGACTTCAAGAAAGGAGAAATGCTACTAATGAGTATTAAAACATTTACGTTAAGACTGACAGAAGAACAGCTTGATTTTGTCGGTGAGAAAGCAAAAGAAATGGGGTTGAGTAAAAACGATTATATTCGCAGATTAATTGATGGAGATATTCGTGCAGACAAAGAGGATAAAATCTTACAGGAAATTATCGAAATCAAGAATATGTTAAAAGCAAACAAATAAAAAAGGATTCCCGCACCATGGAAAAGTCGGAACCCTTTAAGCACTCAACACACCGAAGTGGTTGATATTGTCATTATATCTCCCTTCGGTGTAATTGTAAACACCGAAAGGAGATTTTTTATGGCAGATTTGAAGATTATTGAAAATGAATTAGTTCCTGTGTATGAAACCGAAAAAGGAATTAAAGTTGTGTACGGAAAAGACTTGCATAAAAGCTTAGCGGTTAAGACAGATTTTTCCACATGGGTAAAGAGAAGATTATCAGAGTGTGATGCCGAGGAAAAAGAAGATTTTGACCTGCTCCCCAAAATTGAGGAGCAGGTAACAGGCAGTAAACACACGATTGAATACCTCATCAAACTTGACACTGCCAAAGAAATGGCAATGCTTGAACGCAACGACAAAGGGAAACAGGTTCGCAAGTATTTCATCCAAGTGGAAGAGAAATACAAGCAAACAGCAATCAACATTAATCAACTGTCCCCCGAACTGCAAATGTTTAATCAGATTTTTCAACAGGTAGCCAAGACCGAACTGGAACAGAAGAAACTTGCGGAACGTGCCGACCAACAAGAGAAAAATATGAAAGCCATCATTGATACCTTTAAAGGAACGGATTCTGATGTTGGCACAGAGAAATGGGTAAACAGATGTATTTCAAAGATTGCCGAGAGTGACGATTTCACCTACTCATTCGGAAATAAATACGCCGCCGCCAGAAACGAAAGCTACCGCAGATTATCGGACAGAGCTGGTTGCCGATTGGATCAGCAACTTAGAAATGCGATTTCCAGAGCCGAGGAAAGAGGATGCACCAAGGCGCAGACCAACCAGATTAACAAACTGTCCGTGATTATGCAGAATAAGCGGCTGAAAGATATTTACGTTAGCGTGATTAAAGAAATGATGATTGCATATAGAGTAGAAATCGCATAATTAGAATTTTGCAGGGATACACAGGAGGAAAATAAAATGACAAAGGCTGAATTACAGAAAACAATTGACGAACTGAACGCAGATAACAACGAGTGCTTAGTGCTTCTGGACGAGTATATGTACAGACAGAGAATCATTGAAAATCTTATCAATTTGAAAGACCTGTCAAAATTAAAGGGAATGTATCTCTTTACCAAACAGTTAATCGGGAAAGCGTGATCGTATGGCAAACAGAATCCAATTCAATGACTTTCAGAAGAAGAGCGTGTACGCCAAGTGCAACGGAAAATGTGCGATATGCGGTAAGCCTGTCAAGTTCAAGAAAATGACAATTGACCACATTACGCCGTTGTCCCGGGGCGGCACAAATGATATTAAGAATCTGCAACTGGCATGTAAGCGTTGCAACAGCATGAAGAGCAACATGACAATGGATGATATGATGGGGCAGATTTCCGAGATTTTGAAGTATAACCGCAAACAGAAGTTGATTAGAGTGTTGGGAGGAATTGTAGAATGATTGACTATAAAGAAGAAATCAAGAAACTTTTGGAAAAAGTAGATGATTATTATGATCTCAAAAGAACATATAAGTTGCTCGAATATCTGTACTTAGAGGAAGTTTTAAAAACAGTGAAATGATACCAAAGTATACTGAATGATACTTTCACCGTATGCTATAATATACAATCATAATAAGCAAATTTAGAGCGTTTACCTTTCGGGGTAGGCGCTTTTTTGTTGCCAAAAAATAAATCGTAAAGGAGATATGAATTTATGCTGGTAGAAATCGTTGGAAAAAGATACGAAGAAAAGTTACTTACTACTTCAAGAAAAATAGCAGAATCTTTCGAAAAAGAGCACAAGGAAGTAATAAGGGCAATTGAAGGACAAGTTGACGCAGAGGGTAAAACCAAACATTTAGGTCTTGTAACACAGATTTCTCAAAGGGGAGATATCCCCCTTTCTGATTATTTTATAAAAACTTCTTATATCGGAGAAAACAATCGTGAGTATACCGAATACCTTATAACAAGAGATGGATTTTCCTTGTTAGCCATGGGATTTAATGGTGAAAAAGCATTACAGTGGAAACTTAAATACATTGACGCTTTTAATAAAATGGAATCTGAATTAAAAAGAATTCATACAGAACGCCAGCAATGGCAAATTGAACGTGACAAGGGTGTTGTTATTCGACATATCCTCACAGATACAATTAAGATGAAAATAACAGAAAGTCCAAATAAGAGATTTGCTTACCCGAATTATACAAATCTGATTTATCGCAATTTATTCGGAAAGACAGCAAAAGAGCTTGAAAGTGATTATGGCGTAAAAGCAAAAGAGAATCTTAGAGATTTCTTCACAGGTGATGACTTGGCGAAAGTTCAGAGTATGGAAATGCTTGTAAGTAGCCTTATTAATTGCGGATGGGGATATCAGCAAATTAAAGAATTTATCCGAAGCGAAGCAACAAAAATGATTGCATGAGGGTTAGCATATGGCAGAAGCATTTTTAAAAGTGGATGGGGTAGCAATGCCCTGTCCTTCTTCTTTTACATGGGGATTACAGGATATATCGGCATCAGAATCCGGCAGAACAGACGATACGACCATGCACAAAAACAGAGTTGGACAGAAACGAAAGCTGTCTGTAGGTTGGAATGGCCCAGACTGGGACACTGCTTGCAAAATTATACAGGCAGTAAATCCGGAGTACATACAAGTCACATATCCAGACCTGTTATCCGCAAATAAGCACGAAACCAGAACATTTTATGTTGGGGACAGGGAATCACCCTTTAAGTGCTGGTGGATTGGAAATGAGCGCATGGAAGGACTTAGTTTTGACTTTATCGAGAGGTAAGATATGCGAAATTTATCAACGGAATTTAAAGAACAACAGAATAGTGGGAACCGTAACTATCTGAAATATGCAGATTTTACCTTCACGGATGGAAGCACATTATCCATTACAGACAAAGATTTATGGTCTAATGGTTTTAAATTTGAGGATGCAGTATCGCAAAGCGGTTCTTTTGATATCGGCGCAGCTATCGTAAATAAGTTGACACTGCAGATCAACAACTTTTCTGGAAAGTACACAGATTACATCTGGGACGGAGCAAGAGTTGTTTGCTATATTGGGCTTGAATTATCTACTGGCATTGAAAAAATCCGTATCTGTACTATGACGGTAACAGATGCTCCATATCAAAGCACTGCAATTATCAGCCTAACCTGCGAAGATTCAATGCGATTATTTGATCGCGATTATTCAGAAAGTAAACTGACTTATCCGGCAACAAGATTACAAATCATCCAGGATGCTTGCGAGGTGTGCGGAGTAACACTTCAATCTACAAGGTTTGATAATGATGATTTTGTGATTCAGAATCGACCAGATGATAGTAGCATTACTTTCCGACAGGTAATTGCATGGGTAGCGCAGATGGGCTGCCAGTGGGCGAAATGTGACGAATATGGTCGCTTATGCTTTGGATGGTACGAACGTGAAGTCCCGGATAATTTTTATGATTTGGTGGAAACTCCATGGAAAGATGTAGAAGGTAACGACATATTAGATACCACTGGTGAACAAATCATTACTATCATGCAGACTGGGATTACAGCAATTCAAACAAACGGATTTACTCCGTGGCTGTATGATCTTGAAATAACAGGTATAAAAGTTACAGAATACGTTGAAAATTCTTCTCAAAATGAAGCGAAAACATATCAGTCGGGGAAATCTGGCTACGTTATCGAAATAAGTGATAATAAGCTAATCCAAGAGGGAACAGGAGAAGAAATCTGTAAGATTATTTCAGACAGATGTGTTGGAATGAAATTCAGACCGTTTTCTACCGGTGCTTTAACAAATATTGCATGGGAAGCTGGTGACACCATTGCGATTTCCGATAGAAACGGAAAACAGTATAAGAGCTACCTAACTTCTGTTACTTTGAATCCAGGCGCATTTGAGCAACTTGAATGCAGTGCTAAGAGTGCATCCAGGAATAAGCAGAAACAATATAGCCTTAATCAACAAATACAGGCAGAAAATAATAAGAATTTAAGAGATGAACGTACCGCAAGAGAAAAGGCAATTGAAGAATTGTCTCAAAGATTGTCTGAATCTTCCGGTACATATACTACTGTGGAAACACAGCCGGACGGAAGCAACATCTATTATCTTCATAATAAGCCGCAGTTATCCGATTCTGACATTGTATGGAAAATGACTGCAGAAGCGTGGGCTGTATCTACAGATGGTGGACAACATTGGAATGGCGGTATGACGGTTGATGGTGATGTAATTGCCAGAATCCTTACTGCTACAGGCGTTAATGCTGACTGGATTAATACAGGAACTATTAAAGCAATTGACAAAGACGGAAATACAACTTTCCTGGTTGATGTAACAACAGGAAGGGTTGTTATTAATGCAGACTCAGTACAAATCAAGGGAAAAGATGTTAATGCAATTGCAAAGGAAAAAGCAGAAAAAGAAGTAAATAATTTTATAAGCAATACATACACAACTGATATCAATAATTTACAGTCTCAAATCGACGGACAGATTGAGACTTTTTTTTATGACTATGAACCAACCTTGCAGAATATCCCGGCTTCTGGTTGGACTACCAACGAAGAACGAAAGAAACATGAGGGTGACTTATTTTACTGGAAATCCAAAGGATATGCTTACCGTTTTATGCAAGATGGGGCAACTTGGAAATGGCAATTGGTGCAAGATACTGATATCACGTTAGCACTTGCCGCCGCAGAAAAAGCACAGGACACAGCAAATCATAAGCGCAGAGTATTCGTAGTTCAGCCAGAACCACCTTATGACATTGGAGACTTATGGACGCAAGGCTCTAATGGTGACTTGATGAGATGTAAGGTTGCCAGAGCAAGCGGCTCTTATTCAGTGGATGATTGGGAAAAGGCTTCAAAGTATACGGACGATAGCTCTTTAGACTTATTTATTAATGGTGTTTTTAAAGATTCTCTTAATTCTTTAAAAACACAGATAGACGGGAAAATTGAGACTTGGTATCAGCCAAACGATCCATCTGTAAAATGGACAAAAACAGAGGAATATCCATGGTGTGATATTGACGGAAACAAGATTCTGGATGAATCCGGGAATGAAATTGTTTTGGTATGGGAATCTGAGAAGGTAGAGCATGAAGGCGATCTTTGGCATAATACCACGGATAACACCCAGTGGATATACAAATCTGGCATCTGGCAACCACAGTCCATACCAAATGAATTGTTGGACAAGATAGACGGTAAATCATCTGTTTACATGATTCAGCCAACACCACCATATTACGAAGGTGACTTGTGGGTAACGACCAATAGTGAAGGAAAGGCTTCTCTCAAAACTTCTTTTGTAAATCGTATTAATGGTGACTTTACTGCATCCGATTGGATTGACTTCAAGTACGCAGACAAAGACGATATCAAAAATGCAATTGATAATTACGATACCAGTCTTGGACAGGATGAAGTGTTCAATAAACTCACAAAAGGCGGGACAGAACAGGGAATCTACATCGAGGACGGAAAAGTATATATCAATGCAAAATATATTCTGGCTGGATTGCTTGCCGGTGAGAGAATTAATGGTCGTGGGCTAAAAGTCATTAATGATGACAAGAACGTAACCTTAGAAATCGACAGCAAAGGAAACGTCATCCTAGCTCCAAAAACTTTTTCCTTACAAGGCAAAACAGTAAAGGAAATTGCAGATTCTTCTGCCAGCACCGCAGTTTCTGGACAGACACAAGCCGATATTTTCAACAAACTTACCAATGGCGGCAAGGCACAGGGGATTTACTTGGATGAAAATGGAAATGTCTATGTAAATGGTGAATACGTGCAAGCCAAAGGAATTAGGGTTGTTGATGGAAATGGAAAAACCACTTTTTCCATTGACAAAACCACTGGTGCAGTAACAATAGCAGCTTCACAGTTTACATTAGGAGATAAAAGCGTTACTGATATAGCACAGGAAGAAGCTATAAAACAAGTCCAAGATATTACATCGGACAATATAATCAAAGGGTATTATCTAACAGAACAAAACGTTAAAGATTATTGGTCTACACAAAATGCATATACATATGAGTATGGAGTCCAGGATGTAGATGGCGGTAAAAATGCAATCAAAATAAACGGAACTGGAGCACAATTTGGAACGAAAAATTATAAGCCAATAAAAGTTACTGGAAATTATACTTTTTCGTTTTGGATAAAAACTAGTGTTGCAACACAAGTATATGTGTATCTTGGAAGTAAAACAATATTAAATGCTAAAACTACAACTGAATGGAAAAGACTGCAAGTAACAACAACTTTATCTAGCTTACCAAATGATAGTTTAAACAGTTTGAGAATCTTGACATCATCAGTTGGGTCTAGCGTAAAATTTGATACCTATATTTACATGCCAAAGCTTGAATATGCTTACACAAATGAACAAGTGTTCAATATGCTTACAAACAACGGTGCAATAAAGGGCATGTACATGGAAAATGGAGAATTGTATTTTTCATTCACCTATGCACATGGAGGTACATTGAAACTTGGCGGTTCAAATAACGGAAATGGGTTACTTTCCATTCTGAATGCAAGCGGCACACAGGTTGGATATATTGACAATACGGGGGTTCATTTTAACCAAGGTGAATTTTCTGGAAATTTGAAGTCTAATACTGGTGAAATTGGAAGTTGGATAATTGATAAGACCAACGGTATTCTAAAATCAAAAGATGGAGGAATTATACTGGATGCAAAAAACAGTAAAATTTATGCCGTTGTACCGACTGGACATACTGGGACTGAGATATCAAAAGAAAAAATTGTTTCTGGAGATGCGAACTTTTCCAGTGCAACCATTGGGGGAGGAATCATAGGAGAAAATGTTGGTTCTTGGTTTAAAACAGGAAATTCGTTTAATGGCGATAATAGTGCAGAACTAAATATCGAACAATATTTTCACGTTACAAGTAGATCGTTTGAATTACCGGCATTAGACAAAGTTTCATCTGGCGGTCACTTGGTATTTAAATCAGACGGATTGACAGTGGCTTGTACACTTTCCTCTTCTAAAAGATACAAAGTTCTTGGAAACAAGATAACAGAGAATGATATAGAGAACCTTTACAATATTAATCCTGTTTGGGCGAAATATAAGAATGAGTTAATAGCAAAAGATGATGAACGGTACGACACATATATGCCAATGTTCATTGCAGAAGATGTAGAAAAATGGTTTCCAATAGCAACAGACCACAGAAACGGGCTGGCAGAAGACTGGAATCAAAAAATCATGATCCCATCCATGTTCGCCATGATAAAATTCAATCACGAGAAAATCAAGGAACTCAAATTCGAAAATGAAGAATTAAAATCGGAATTAAAAAACATTAAAGAAGAGCTTGCAGAAATCAAACAATTGTTAAGCAAATCGGTATAAAGAGGGTGAGAAATCATCCTCTTTTTTAGCAGATCAAACATCAAAACCAATAATTAAAGGAGGGTAACAACATGCCGAAATGGACAGAATACACAACAAAAGATACGTTAGCAGATAATGACGAAGTAATGCTGTATGACGCAACTGGGAGAGCGAATAAGCGCGGATTAATGAGCAAGTTTTGGGATTATGTAGTTGATAAAATGGCAACGGCTGTTATCAGTAAATTGGAAACCGAAAATAAAACAGTTATCGGGGCAATTAACTATTTATATGGCAAGTCATCTTTTATATCGAAAATAAAAGATGCGAATATTCAAGTTGTTAATGAATACGTATATACAGGATTGTCGTTTACAGTCCCGAAAAACACCTTATTTATCTTTACAGCAAAAGCATTTTATGAGAAGTCAGAGCCGCTTGGAATCTCAATTGTAAATTCAGATTCCGATTATTCAAAAGCTGCAATAATTGGAAACAACGAAAAATATCCGACAATACTAACGTACATATGTGATAAAGCATCTGAGGATATTACTTACTATATTTGGGCAAAATACAAGTCTACAGGTTCTAACAAAATCGTCATATATGGGCTTCAAATGAAATAATTATTTCAAATCAACGCCGCCAATACTAATCATAAGTACAGTTGACCAATTTGGAACTGGAAAACTTATTGTTTTTTTTAGATCTATCAACAATAACATCAATATCTCCGCCACCAAGTTTATTGATAGAAAAAATATTATCAGAATTGATTCTCATTTAAATAGTTAGCGAAAAATAAATAAAATCGCAAAAACTCTATTCGCAAAAGATAATACATGATGTAATCAATATATCACAACAACAAAAAGGGAGTTGGACTCCTGCCTACCAAACAAAAAGTCCAACTCCAATCACCACAAAGGGTACAGTATTATTATAGCACAGTACTCTCCCTTTGTGAACCCAAAAGGAGGGTATTTTTATGATGAGAGAACAATTTTCAAATGAATTCACCGCCAAACTTTACGGAAAAGTGTCTGATGAAGTCTTAAAACTTGTCCAGAATGAATTGTTTCTTCACGTACAGGACTATGATATTGAGCGTAGGGAAACAGCCATTGGCAAATACAAGGGATATCTGCCAGAATGTTTTAAGATTTACCTTGTAAGTCGAAAAATTGAGGGACTAAGTAACAAAACAATTGAATTATATCAAATGTATCTGGATGATTTCTTTTCTCGAATGGATAAAGATATTTCTGATATTACTTCAAATGATATTCGAGCATATTTGTATTACACACAGAAGGAACGGAATATTAGCAATCGTACATTGGATAGTCGCAGGTCAGCGCTTCATGCTTTTTTCGAGTGGGCTGCAAATGAGGGGTATATCGGGAAGAATCCTTGCAGAGCAATAAAAGTTATTAAGTATGAGAGAAAAGAACGAGAAGGACTTACGGCTATTGAATTGGAAAAAGTTAGAATGGCCTGCAAAAATATTCGAGAAAAAGCACTTGTAGAGTTTCTTTACAGCACTGGTGCCAGGGTTACGGAAACTTGCACAATTAAGATTTCTGATGTGGACTTTGAAAAAGGAGAAGTATGGTTATTTGGAAAAGGAAGTAAGCACAGGAAATCATACATTACAGCAAAGTGCGCCTTGTATCTTTCCGAATATCTCAATAGCAGAGATGATAAATCCGAATATCTTTTCGTATCGGAAAGAAAGCCACACAATTCTTTAAAGAAAGAAGCTATCGAGAGAGTTATAAGGAATCTCGGGAAACGATCTGATATTGGAAGAGAGTTATTTCCACATTTGTTTAGACATACAGTTGCCACAGATATGATTCAAAAATCAATTCCTGTTACTGATGTCCAGAGAATGCTTGGCCATGTTAGTGTAAATACCACTATGATATACGCAAAAGTAAAAGATGAAGATGTGAAGTATAATCACCGTAAATATATAGGATAAAGAGTTTGTGCTAAAGAGCATTCCATTTGGGGTGCTTTTTATTATGCACTTTTTAACCTCAATAATGAAAGGAGAACATACATGAATATCAATACCTCATTAATCAGCAACAACAACAGTTACGCAGGACAAACACCTCTGTATATTGTCATCCACAATACAGATAATATAGCCAAAACAGCAGACGCCAAGGCACACGCCACCGCACAGCATAATGGAAATTTTCATGGCTATTCAGCCCACGTATTCGTTGACGATAAGTCAGCATATCAAGCCTTGCCGTACAATCGTGGAGCATGGCATGTTGGAGTAAATTATGGCGGCAAGCTTTTTGGAACTGTAAACAATCACAACTCTATTGGAATTGAAATGTGCATGAATGCTGGTTACAACTACGAAAAGGCATTCCAAAATACCGTTGATGTATGTAAGCAGCTTATGAAGAAATACGGAATCCCAGCAAGCCGAGTAGTGCAGCACTACGATGTTTGCGCTAAGAATTGTCCTTCCGTTATCCGTGGAAAGGGTGACTGGAATAGATTTAAGAAGCTTATTTCCAGTGAAACCGTGACAGTTCCAACCACAAAGCCGACAGCAAAGGTTGACAAGTATTACCGTGTCCGTAAGACATGGAAGGATTCCAAGAGCCAGATCGGGGCTTACAAGTCACTGGAAAATGCGAAGAAGGCTTGCAAAGCCGGTTACTCTGTTTTTGATTGGAACGGAAAAGCAGTGTATTCCGTGACAACAAAGAAAAGTGTAGCCCAGGTTGCAAAAGAAGTAATCAATGGCGAATGGGGAAATGGACAAGATAGACGTGACCGCCTGGAAGCTGCTGGCTACAACTACGCAGAAGTGCAAAAAAAAGTCAATGAATTGCTGAAATAATAATACTCCCGGGGTTTTCCCGGGAGTTACTTAAATGTCGTATATTCTTCAAATTCGTTTCTTATTTTTGCAAAGTCTTTTCTTCTGATAGGCACAGTATTTCCAGAAAACATAAGGAACGAAGTGTTTATTTCTTTTACCTCGTCCATGTTTATTATGTAGCTCTGGTGACACCTCAAGAATCTGGAATCCAGTAATTCTTCAATATCGGATAGTTTACATCGTTCCGTATAAACTATACCGCAAGTGCAGTGGATAATGATGTATTTGTTTCGGCTCTCAATATATTCGATATTTTGAAACTCCACCCGATGAATAAAGTCTTTTCCTTTTATCATAAGAGTGCTTTTGCTGATATGTTCCAGAGCATGATTGAAAGCACTATACATTCTGCCGTTTTCAGAACCTTTTATGATATAGTGTACCGGGAGTATATCAAGAGCTTCAAAAACATACTCTTTGTGGGCTGTCCAGAAAATAATATTTCCATTATAGCCATTTAATCTCAATTCCTTTGCGACTTCAATTCCATTTTCTTCTTTCAAAACGATATCCAAAACCACAATATCATACCACTCGCCATCTGCCACATCATCAATAAGCGGCTGCCCTTTATCATACGGAGTAATCAATGCTTTTATATCACCATTTCGTTTGAGAAAATTATTAATCCGATGCATAAATATATCAATCTGGATTTCGCTATCATCACATATTGCAATTCTCATTCAAATCATCTCTTTTCACGTAAAATTCGCCACCAGAGGTGCTAATTTCGCCATTTCCTGTGTGATTGTATATTTTTTGATACAATGTTATTGTAATACATTAAGATGATAGTGTAAAGGGGATGGATTCATGGAGAAACATAAAAAAATCATAATTGTGTTTATACTGATATTCGTGCAGGCGTTCTTGATTCAATACGTTTACTTCCGCCTGGATCGTAGTATTATCTTTGGGAGGAATAAAACTATCGAAACTGCAAAAGCAGAGGTAAAACAGGTTGTTCATGAACGCTATAAATCCCTCGCAGACAAGCATCCAGCCCCTTTATTTCTATCTATTATTATTACGATTTGGAAAAGCAAAAATCACAATATTTACACAAAAAAACTTATAATTCATAGAAAAATCAGAATAAATCAGTTTGCCAGGAAAGATTTAAGCGGAAACAATTCTATCCCAGTATATGGTTATAAAAACATGATATAATTTAATAAATAAGAACAAATGTTTGGAATATTGGGAGGGATTTACGTGGATTACAAGAAAGAAATTATTGAGATGATACAAGAGATACATAGTGAAAAGATATTAAATCTTATCTATTGGTTTGTTAAAAGAGGATACAAAGAAGAAAGGGCGGGAAGATAATTCCCACCCTCAGAACCTAGAAAATAAACTTTTCAAAGAAATCACACAACAAATCTTTTTTATCGGGCGACAGTTTATCGTATTCAAGAATAATTTTCATGAATCGTGGATCTGTTAGCCCGATTTTCATTGATACATCTGAATATTCTGCATCAATTTCCTTTTCCTCTTTTAAATCCGTTAAATCAGACATTCCAATTCGGAAATAATCTGCTAATGCTCTGATTTTTCCTGTTCCTGGCATTGAATTGCCTTTGCACCACATGTTAAATGTGGAAGGGTTAGTTCCTACTGCTTCGGCAACTTCTTTTTGCTGTTTGCCACTTAATGAAATATACTTGTTGAGATTGTTTGAAAAGATTTTTTTCTGTTCTTCATCTGTCATCATGGTGTTCCTCCTCCTTACATATTGTATTGTACATCATACTAATAAAAAATTCAAGTATAAATTCAAAATAATTGAATTTTAGTGTTGACAATTCAATTAAAATGAATTACAATAAGACCATCAGTTAAGAAAGGAGATGAGCAAATGCCAAAGATTTCATTAGAAGCAGTTCGCGTGAACGCTGGATATAACCAGAAAGAATGGGCTGAAATGTTCGGTATTTCCAATAGTACAGTTGTTAACTGGGAAAAAGGAAAGACAGAACCAACATTATCACAACTTAGAAAAATGAGTGAACTTTCTGGGATTCCTATGGACTTTATTTTTGTGCCCAATAGATTCAATTAAATTGAATTGAAAATTTATTAAGAAAGGAATTGCATGAAAAAATCAAAAATTGAAATTCGTCAAGTAGATGGCGAATGTGGAATATTTACAGAAATCCTTGTGGACGGTCACAAACTCGAAGGGGTAAGAAGCTTTGAGCTGAAACAGGGAGTTGGAGATTCAGAACCTATTCTTTCCATTGATCTGAATGCTTTAAATTTATCCACGGACTTGCAGATGTTGCAGGTGAACCAGAAAGGTATCGGGGAAATTGAGGGAATCAAGTTTAAAGATTCACCAAGGATGCTGAAATTTCAAACAGAATAGGCTCCCATATCTCAGAGAGCCAAACAGAATTATTTTGAAGCTTTTAAAATGGAACATTGTTTCGGATTTGAACAACATCCAGTTTTGCTTGCATAATTACACTTAATTCGACCTATTGTGTAATTAGGCGTCAAATCATCCAATGATCCAGTATTAATGAGAGAAGCTTCAATGGAATAATTTTTGTTCTGCTTATCGCAGAAACCATTAAATACCAATAATCATCACCTCCACTCTTATAGTGAGTATAACACAAGAAAGGAGAGATTATAAGGAGAAGATGACAATTATCAAATTTAAAAATGGGGAAACAATCGAAATTCCGTGTGTGTTCCCGGATGATATTGTGAAACCAGACATTAGAGATAAACTGATACGTTTGGAATGGGATGACGCTGGAAAGCAATATTGTTTGAAATTTAACCCAGTAGATGTGCTCTATGTAAAAGAGATTACACCTTCCTAAAGGAGATTATATCACAGAAAGGAGACTAATGAACGAATTACAGATTTTTAATTCGCCAGAGTTCGGAGATATTCGGACAATAACTATTGATAATGAACCTTGGTTTTGCATGATTGATATATGCAAAGCATTAGAAATTTCAAATCCGAGCCAGGCAAAGACAAGGTTAAATGCAGATGGGGTCATTACAAATGAGGTCATTGATGGTATCGGGAGAAAGCAGAATGCTAACTTTGTAAATGAACCCAATATGTATAAATTGATTTTCCAGAGCAGAAAAGAATCTGCCGAAAGGTTTACAGACTGGGTGACAAGTAAAGTTCTCCCAGAAATTCGAAAGACAGGTTCCTACAGAAAACCATTGACGGTTGCCGAACAAATTCAGATTCTTGCCCAGGGCACAGCAGATCATGAGGAAAGAATCGAAAAACTTGAAAATACAATGACAATTGACTACGGTCAGCAAAAATATCTTGGGGATCTGGTTTCGCTAGTGGTTATTGAAGCGTTGGGCGGAAAGAAATCTAATGCCTATTCAGAAATCGGAAAGAAAGTATTCGCAGAATGTAATCGAGATGTGAAATCTTATTTCGGTGTAAACGCAAGAAACAACATTCCAAAATTAAGATATGAGGAAGCTGTGAAGTACATCAAGGGATGGCAACCGTGTACAAATACAAAAATGCAGATTCGCGATTGCAATTATGATATTAATTCAGAAAGAAAATGAGGGTAAAACAGTGAAAGATATTAAAAGCTACGAATTTTATGGAGATAATCCAGAAATTTTTCATTCTCTTGTAGGTTTTGAAATTGCAGATATTTTGTTCACACATACCAAAGAAGAAAATGAGAATGTAGTTGTTGTGAAGTGTGCAAATAAGCAACATGTTGAAATTGATCTTCTCTTTAAAGAAGATGGAATATTTGTTACTGAACCATTTGCGGTGGATGAAGATCTTACAATTATTGAATAGGGGAGGTGAACAAAGAATGTTAGCAGATGATTACGTTGCTGAAAGGTTATCCGATTATGATTCCAAAATATATCAGTTATATCGCCACAAAAACGGACAGAAGGCAAGCGACCTTGTAGAAAAAGTAAAAAACGAAATTGCCGAATGCGGTCTGTCCGCCACTGAAGCGAAAGGCTTTTTAGAGTACATGAAGATTGTTATTGACGCTCAGTCACATCTTCCCATTCAGAAATAACGGAAGTTTTTATTGTTTCTGCTCCGGGAACATTGCCATCATCAATCTCATTTGCGGCATGAAGCATTGAAATTATTTTATGAGAATAAGGATGTTCCTTTCCGCAATTCGGGCACACAACCTTGTCTGTACTTATTCTTTCACTTATATAGTAATCGCAATGACAAGTACAGGAAACTTTTAATTTGAGAAACATTTTAACATACCTCCTTTCTGAACACATTATACCATTCAGATGGAGAGAATAAAAGAAAATAGGGAGGAAAAACAATGATTAAATTTGAAAACGGATTAGTTAATATTTCTGGTAAAGGGATTGATATTCTTTCAGAGTATGCAGTTATCACCCATGAAATTAAAAAGATGTTCGCAAAAAATGGTGGAGAAGAGAAAGAAATAAAAGAGCAGCTTAGACATTCATTTGAGTATGGCCTTATGAACGAGGAAGAACTTGATAAAGAAATCAAGGAAACTTCCAAACAGATAGATGCAATTATTCCGTTTATTTCGCATCTGAAAGAAATGCTTAAAAAATTTGGAGCAAAAGATAAGGAGGACTAATCATGGGAGAAACTAAGAGCACAGATTATATTCCAGAGAACGCCAATGAAGAATATGCACTTCTGGTTGGAAGATTAAAGGCATTTGAAGCTTGGGCGAATAGCGTGAAAGATTATGATTTCACAAAGGACATGGCATTTAGAATGCTTGGGCTTGATGTAGAAGAATCGAAGGAGGAAAAGGAAAAATGAAATGTTTTAAAGGCTTTGACAAAGATTTAAAGTGTAGAGATTTCCAGTATGAAATTGGAAAAGAATACACAGAAGAAAAAGCAGACATTTGTAATTGTGGATTCCATGCTTGCGAATTCCCGATGGATGTATTTAATTATTATCCTCCTTCAGATTCCAGATATTGTGAAGTTGAGCTTGAAGCGAATAATCAGAAATCATCTGATGATAGCAAGAGAGTTGGGAAGAAAATTTCCGTGAAAGCAGAAATTGGAATTGCTGGAATTATCAAAGCTGGCGTTGAATACATCAAAGAGCAAGTTAATTGGGAAGACGATAAGGCAACCAATACCGGATATCAGTCAGCGGCAACCAATACCGGATATCAGTCAGCGGCAACCAATACCGGATATCAGTCAGCGGCAACCAATACCGGAGATCGGTCGGCGGCAACCAATACCGGAGATCAGTCAGCGGCAACCAATACCGGATATCAGTCAGCGGCAACCAATACCGGATATCAGTCAGCGGCAACCAATACCGGAGATCAGTCAGCGGCAACCAATACCGGATATCGGTCAGCGGCAACCAATACCGGAGATCAGTCAGCGGCAACCAATACCGGAGATCGGTCGGCGGCAACCAATACCGGAAATCAGTCAGCGGCAACCAATACCGGAGATCGGTCGGCGGCAACCAATACCGGAGATCGGTCGGCGGCAACCAATACCGGAAATCAGTCAGCGGCAACCAATACCGGAGATCGGTCAGCGGCAACCAATACCGGAAATCAGTCAGCGGCAACCAATACCGGAGATCAGTCAGCGGCAACCAATACCGGAGATCAGTCAGCGGCAACCAATACCGGAGATCAGTCAGCGGCAACCAATACCGGAGATCGGTCGGCGGCAACCAATACCGGATATCGGTCAGCGGCAATTGTAGAAGGAAAAGAAAGTATTGCATTAGCTACAGGAATTGATTCAAAAGCTAAAGGAAAAATTGGATGTTTTATTGTTTTAGCAGAGTGGAAAGAAATTGATAATGAATATCATATTGTAGACGTTAAGTCCGCAAAAGTAGATGGGAAAAATATCAAGGAAGATACTTTCTATACGCTGAAAGATGGGAAATTCGTAGAAGTAGGTTAAGTTGTCCTGGAAGGTGCTGACACACCAACCAGGACGGTATCTAACTAAGAACGAGTTAGTTAAATACAGGATTATTATAACACAACCTCCTGTATTTGACAAACAAAAATATAACAGGAGGACTTTTTATGCAAAAAAATGGCGAAAATCAGCCACTTTCCAGTGAAATCATTGCCGATCTGGAAGAAAAGCTGATGGCAAGAAATGTAATTATCGCTATTCTGGCAACTGCACTTGCAGTAACCACATCCAGAAGAAAGTGAGGACAAAATGAAAGAGGTGGTAAAGACAATAGGAGAAATATTTGTAGGAATAGGGATGTTTACAGTAATCTTCTCAATCACATGGATGTTTACATCATTTGATGCTATCGGGGTGTTCTTTGTATCAACAGTCTTATTCTCAATGGTGTTTCTTCCTATTATATTAGAAATGGAGGAAAAGTAAATGCAAAGATTAAATAAAGTAAGATTATCCGGCAGAGCTGGGGAAATAGTGTTCAGCCACGAACATTACGGAAGATACTATTACAAATTTATGCTGACAGTCATTCGCAGAAGCGGTGCAGTGGATATGTTTCCAATAGTCATAGAAGATTCCATTGTACGTGACAGCAATTACAACGGAAAAGAAATTGTGGTAACAGGAGCAATCAGAAGCATGGACACTTCTAAAAATCCAAATAAGCACCACAATGTTAATTATATCGCAGCTGATGAAGTGGAAATCCTAGATGAACAGGTTCCGGATGGTGATATAAACGAAGTAGAGTTTATTGCCAGAAGTTGCACGAAAGAGCCATATGCAAAACTTACATCAGTAACGCACAGAAAAGTTTCAAATCTTTTTGTAGCAATTCCAAGAGAGTATTCAGAAAGAGCGGATTTTATTCGCTGTACTTTATGGGGAAAAGGTGCTGATCTGGCAGTAGAGGTTAAAAGAAATGATTACATTAAAGTAAACGGAAGGTTAATGAGCCGTGATGTTTATGTTAATGGGGAAGAAACGGAAAGTGTATATGAGATTTCCGTAAAAGAAATGGAGAAATTGTAGGATGAAGAATAACAAGAATGAAGTTCAGATATTTGGCGCAATAATGGACATTCAGCCAGGAACGTTTTTCAAGGACGGAGAAAAATTCGTAAGATTCTATATTGGTGCAAAGCGTACCAGTGGGAACGTAGATTTGCTTCCAGTAATTGTTAAAGAAAAGCAGACGGAAGGTTTAAAGATTGGAAAACACGCTTATGTTGAAGGGAGATACAGTTCTTCAAACAAACATGAAAGTGGAAAGTCACATTTGATTCTTGAAATCAAAGCGGAAACAATCTGGTGTGGAGAAGGTGATGGGAGCACAGAAGGTGAAAACAAAATCATTCTGGAAGGTTATCTTTGCAAACCGCCTGTGTACCGCAGAACACCAAGTGGAAAAGAAATCTGTGATTTAATGATTGCTTGCAACGAATATGAATTGCGAAGAACAGATTATATCCCATGTATAGCGTGGCAGAAAGAAGCCAGAGAAGCTGCTGATTTCAAGGTTGGAGATTTCGTAAAAATAATCGGAAGAATACAGAGCCGGATTTATCATAAAAAATTATCTGGTGATGAAGTGGAGCTTAGAACTGCATATGAGGTATCAATAGGGAGGATAATCGAGCATGAAAGTGGAAGTAAAAAAAATTTACTTGGAGAATTACAAGAAGTTTCCAAGTAAGTCTGTAGATTTGTTTCCGAGAACAGAGATTTCTGGCAGAAACAGAGAAGGAAAATCAACATTGCAGGACGCATATTTGGACGTTCTGACAGGAAAGATGGCAAATGGTACAGAACCGACTTCTATTCGCAGAAAAGAAAATGGCGTGGAAGTGCCAAAGGTTGATGTTGTAAGAGAACTTACGCTTGCGATTGATGGGAAAGAAAAAGTGATCCGCAAAATCACAAAGCAGAAGTGGAGAAAACCGAGAGGACAGTCAGAAGAGGTGTTCGATGGAAATGAAACTTCTTATGAAATTGACGGATTCCCGGTTAAATCAAAGGATTATATCGAGTTCATCCAGTCAATAGCAGAGCATTCAACGCTTCTGATGTGCAGTAATCCAAAACCATTTCTGGATACATTGCAGAAGTCAACCGCAGAATCCAGGAAGGTACTGGAAAAAATGTCTGGTTTCGATATTGCTCAGTTTATGGAAGAGAATCCACAGTACGCTCATGTGGAAGAAATCACAAAGGGGCATTCCGTAGAGGATACCTTGAAGAAGCTCCGAAAGGAACTGAATGCACAGAAGAAAAAGGTAGATGCCAAAAACACGGAGATTGCATATGAAACCAATCGAAGCGTTGAAGAAGAAGATACTTCTTCCCTAGAATCCAAAAAACAGGAGCTTAATGCGGAGCTTTCCAAACTGGAAGAACAGGAACAGATTCTTGAAGATTCAGCAAAAGGTTATGATGGCCTTACATATGAAATACGTGGTTTGAAATCTTCCAAGGATGGACTTGTTAGCAAGGCGAATGAATGGTTAAGAGCGAGACAAAAATTCATTTCTGATACAGTTTCCAAACTTAGGTTAAAAAATTCAGAAAAGGAATCAAGCATTCGTATTATTGGAATGGAACTAGACAACCACATAAGGGAAGCAAAACAGGAAAAAGCTGACTTGGATAGAGCCAGACAGGACTATCCGAGAATCAAGGAAATGGAGTGGGATGATTCTGGACTGAAAGCTATTGAAGCTGAAACATTCAATGATTCAGAAACTATTTGCCCGACCTGTGGACAGGAACTGTCAGAAGAACAGGTTGCCGAATTGAGAGCTTCCTTTGAAGAAAAAAAGAAAGCCAGAATTGAAGCACAGTTGAAAGTAAAAGAATCCTTTGAATCGGAGAAGCAGAACAATCTTAAATATGTCTGCGACCTTGGAAATACTTCCGCTGCAAAATTAAAGAAAACTAACGATGAAATCAACAAATTACAGTCAAAAATCAATGTGGCACAGGAAGAAGTTGCTGAACTTACTAAGCAGATTGAGGAAGAACAGTCCAAATTTACGGAGCTTCCAGAATCTGTAGATATGACAAATGATGAAGAATATCTTGCGGTTACAGCGAGAATTGCAGAACTTGAAGAGAAACTGAAATCATTTGATGATGTTCCTGGAAAGAAACAGGAATTAAGAATGCAGATCAGCAATGTTATGAAACAGATTTCCAATGTGGATGCAGACATTAAGATTGCACAGGCAGCAGTCACGGAGAAAGAAAAGCGAGTAGCCGAACTGAACGAGGAACTGAAAAGCCTTGGACAGGTACAAGCTGATATTGAAAAGAACATTGATACCGTTCTTAACTTCTCAATTCAGAAAAATAAGGCACTGGCTGAGAAAATCAATCCATTTTTCCATCATTTCCAGTTCAGTTTCCTTGATTACACGATTGAGGGAAATCCAGTGGAAACTTGCAAGATGATCTGTAATGGAATCGACTACAATAGCGGATTAAATCATTCCGACAAAATTCTTTGCGAGGTTGATTTACTGAATGGATTACAGGAAATGAATGGGCTGAATCTGCCGGTTTGGATTGACGATAGCGAATCCGTAAATGTCGAGCGACTTCCTTTATTGGACAGACAGATGATTGTGCTTAGAGTGACGGACGGAGATTTGACGGCGAAAGAGCTTTAAAAAAAGAAAGGAACAGCCAGTAACTTGTTTGGCGACAGACTGGCTGCTCCATATGAAATATAGAACAAACTATATTTATTATTAGAATAACAGAAATAATTGGCTTAATCAAGTCACAGGTGATTTTGCACCTGGAATGTGAGGAAAATATTTCACTCACAAGAACCTATGTAAACTGAATATTGGAAATTGAGGTTTGAGATATCTGCAAACCTACATAGGTACAAAAGGGTACGATTGAGAGCATAACAAGCGCAACAGTTTGAGATATCTGCAAACCTACATAGGTACAAAATTATGCCACCGAGAATAACGCTTGTGTTCAGCTTTATATGCCTAAAAGTTCACATAAGTACAAATCAAAATTGCACAATTATAAAAAACGCAAAAACGGGGTAAAAAACAAATGGACAATACTATAACAACAACAAGAAAATACGCTCTGATTCCAGAATTTAGTGACCGTAAAGAATGGAAGAAAAGAGTTTACGATTTTACGATAAATGATTTAGAACAAAAAATTGATTATAGAAATAAGAAGAAACAAGATACTTCTGAATTAGAAAGCCAACTTGAATGCATCAAAAATGGCGGTGATTTCACAAGGAGCATGGTAAACAACTATACATATAGTCTTGTGAGGACGGCTATGGGAGAAGAAGCTCGCAGAAAAAATTATATATTATCATGGATATTTTCTGAAATGAGAGCTAATAGAGTAGATCAAATGGAATCACTGAAGGACAAGTTCAAATTTGTTTCAGACACAATTAACTACGCATATCGTAAATCTGGAAGTAATAAAGGAAGCTTGTTTGACGAAACAGAGATTCATTGTATATTGAAATCTTATGGAATTGCTTTTTCACAGGAACTTACGAAAGAAATTAAAAAACTTGTGACGAATGGAGTTCTAGAGGGAAAAGTAGTTATACCTACATACAAATTAGACTCACCATTTACGATTGCAAAATCACATTTTAGTTTTGAACACGACTATGATTCATTTGAGGAATTATGCGAACATATTAGTGATTCCGATTGCAAAATGTATATGAATTATGGTGGAGATAATAAAAAAGATGGCATAAATCCTGCTTCTATTGCGCGATTTAAAGTCAGCCTAGGACATGGAAAGAATAAGGATGAATTAAAAGCCACATTGTTAAAGGTGTATTCGGGCGAATACCAGTATTGTGGAAGTAGTATTCAGATTACAAAGAACAAAATAATTCTTAATCTTACCATGAAAATTCCTAAGATTGAAACTAAGCTTGACGAAAACACAGTAGTTGGAGTTGATCTGGGTATTGCTGTCCCTGCAATGTGCGCTTTAAATAACAACATGTATGAGAGATTAGCAATTGGAAGCGCAGATGAATTTTTGAGAGTAAGAACTAAGTATCAAGCTCAAAGAAGAAGACTGCAAAAATCGTTGAAAAATTCAAGCGCTGGACATGGAAGAAAGAAGAAATTAAAAGCATTAGACAGGATGGATAAAGCAGAATCACATTTTGTTGAAACATATTGCCACATTGTAAGTAAACGAGTTGTTGAATTTGCTGTTAAAAACAGAGCAAAGTACATCAATATCGAAAATCTTAATGGATATGATACAAGCCAATTTATCCTTAGAAATTGGAGCTACTACAAATTACAGCAATATATCACATATAAAGCAGAACGATACGGAATTATAGTTAGAAAAATCAATCCTTGCTACACATCACAGGTTTGTAGCGTGTGTGGAAATTGGGAAGATGGGCAAAGAAAGACGCAGGCATCATTTGAGTGTGCGAACCCAAAATGTGAAAGCCACAAAAAATATAAGTACGGTTTCAATGCAGACTTCAATGCAGCCAGAAATATTGCAATGTCAACTCTGTTTATGGAAGACGGAGAAGTCACCGAAAAGAAGAAAGAAGAAGCCCGTGAATATTACGGGATTAAAAAAGAAAATAGCGAGGCGGTCTGATGATTGCCTTAATCATACAGAAATGTATGCGGCTGATTTCGCAGCCGAAAGGTGAGGATTATTGATATTTTTGAAATCCCAATTAGCTTAAAAAACTGTTTTAATTACAGCCGTTCACTATTGCGAGTAGTGGAAAATTTAACGTTTTAAAAATAATCACTCACCAAAACCTGTGCTACCTGTGAAATGGAATTTGGGGTTTAAGAGGTATATCAAATAACACAGGTACGAAACGCCGGGACTTATTTTATTTATTGTGCTTTAGTTTAAGAGGTATATCAAATAACATAAGTACGAAACTGATGCAATCACGCAACAGCGTGTTAGCAAATATAAAAAAGAAAAGGAGAATCATTATGGCAAGTAAAACACAGTTAGCAACAACAGGAGAACAGCAAGCTTCATTGGTAATCAACAATTCATTCATTGATGGGTTGACAAAACAGTTAGAGGAAAAAACCAAATATGGACTTTCTTTTCCGAAAGACTACAACCTCAGCAATGCACTGATGGGAGCGTATTTAACTCTGAAAGAGACAAAAGATAAAAATAATAAACCAATTCTGGAAGCTTGTAGCCAGATCAGCATTGCAAACAGCCTTATGAACATGGCAACACTTGGTCTTTCGGTGCAGAAAAAGCAGGGCTATTTTATTAGTTATGGCAGTCAATGCCAGTTCCAGAGGTCTTACTTCGGAAACATTACAATAGCCAGAAGATACGGAATGAAAGATATTCACGCCGAGATCATCTACCAAGGAGATAAGTTCAAATACCACATTGAAGATGGAAACAAGGTACTGGATTCCCACGAACAGGATTTTATGAATATTGATAATGATAAAATTCTTGGCGCATATGCAGTAGTTCAGATGGAAGATGGTTCAAAACACTTGGAAGTTATGAATATGAAGCAGATCAAACAATCTTGGTCACAGGGATATGGGTACAAAGAAAACGGAAATGGAACGCATCAGAAATTCACTGACCAGATGGCAAAGAAAACAGTTATCAATCGTGCATTAAAGCAGATCATCAACAGCCACGGTGATGTTTTTGTACAGGAAGCTGACGAGAATACAGAGGATATTCCAAAACAGGATGTTATTGAACAAGACGTTGCTTATGAAATTAGTGAGAACGCAAACACAGAAGAATTCATTCCACAGCCAGAAGCAATCGAAGAAAAGCCAAAGCAGCCAACCGTAGCCGAAACTGTAAAGACAGCAGAGAAAGAACCAGTTCCGGCAGCAGAGCCAGTGGAAACAGAAATTCCGTCATTTATGAGCCAGGAGGAAATGTAGGATGGAAACTTCCACAATTGTGCTTATTATTTTGCTTTCAATAGCACTTTTGGGATGGATAGTAACTTTTATTCGAGAAAATGGATACAATCGAACCAATTTAAATATTCTTTTAAATGTTATTATATTTGTGGTACTCATTATAATCCGACTTACAATGTAAAAGGAGAGCCAAAATGAAGCATAAATGTATTAAGACAGCAGTATTAATCACAGGGATTACAGCAATCA